CATGGACGAGACAACTACCAAGTACAATGCTTTGGACCATTGGTGCATGGGTGGATCGTATCCGACGGTGGTGGATCGCCCTACGCGCAGTTCCAAGTGGACAACATCTTCCACAACCTGGCGGCGACCAACATCACAGTGAATCAGATCGGGTTCTACGTGGGGAGGAGAAGCCTTACGGATTCCATAGGAGAGGGGAACGCGATCTGCAGCAACCGTCTAGCAGCCCCGTTCACCCTGAACGCAGGGGAAGTCTGCAAGGTAACCTACTACTTCCGAGTCAACCTGTAACCATGAAGCCAACCCACATCATCATCCACACCGCGGCCTTCAAGGGAGACGCCGACATCTCTGACATCGACCGCTGGCACAAGGAGCGCGGCTTCGCCCGGGTAGGATACCACTGGTACATCCGCCGGGACGGCACTGTGCAGGCTGGCAGGATGGAGAACGAGAAGGGAGCGCACTGCGTAGACATGGGGATGAACTCCAAGGCCATCGGCATCTGTTTTGAAGGCCATGGAGACTTCCAGGTCTTCACGGATGCCCAGCGGCAGGCCCTTTTGATCCTCTACAGGGAAATCCGCAGCCGCTGGGCAATTCCGGTCCAGAATGTGCTGGGACACCGAGAGACCGGTGCCAAGAAGTCCTGCCCCGGCAACCTCATCGACATGCACGAACTCAGGGAGTTCCTAGCCTGATATGCGCTTCCAGAACGGCATCCATCAGGATCAGCACGAGTCCAGGCAGCCGGAAGGCACCTACCGGGATGCGTACAACATGATCCTGGACGACGAGCGAGGAGCCCTCCGCAATGAGCAGGGCACCTCGCAGATCACGTCCATCTCGACGAACTACAAGATCGTCGGATCTACCATGCTGTCCGATGGCCGCACAGTTCTCCTGTCGCGGTACGTGGCTCCGTACACCTACGTGCTCACCTTCACGTATACTGGACCGGCGCTCCCTGACGACATCATCATCCTGGACATCAACGGGACGTCGTATGTCTCCACCGCCGCCCCTCCTGTCTCAGGTGGCTTGGACGAGTGGATCGAGGATGAAGGGTACAAGCTGGCAGCACTGGACGTCCCCATCAACGTGGAGCGGACCTCGTCCAACCAGCTCACCTTCACCTGCGATGAGCCTCTGGTGATCGCCGATGGCGGCAGCACCGGGTGGACGTTCCTGCAGACGTCTCTCGGTCAGGTGACCTCCAGCCAGATCGGAATCTTCAACGGCACCTCGTACTCCCTGGTGCTCTCGGACTCTGGTTGGGCCGCGGCCAACAAGCTGAACCTCGGTGGTGTCTGTGAGATGACGTCGAGGATCAACCACAACGACGAGTTCCTAATCTACTGGACCGACGACGTCAATCCGCCGCGGTACCTGAACCTATCGCTGGAAGATGGGACGGAAAGGACTGCAGACAGCTTCACCCTCTTCCCCACCATCGAGAAGCATCCGTACTTCCAGTTCGAAGGACTGGTGGCCGGTGGCTCTCTGGGAGCAGGGACGTACAACATCGCCCTGTCGTACGTGACCCAGGATGGGACGCAGACCGGATGGTTCTACGTCTCCCATCCCATCTCCATCAACGACGACACCAACACGGACTTCCCCAACGAGTATGATGGGGCTCCGAATGACTATCCGACGAACAAGGCGATCAAGTTCTCGATCACCAACGTCGACACCAACTACACGTATCTCAGGGTCGCTCTCATCGACGGCTCTGATGTCCGCGTGATGCCTGATCGCGTGATCTCCCTGGTCGACGGTGTTCTGACGATGACGGTCACCGGCAACGAGGCCTACACCGACGGCAGCCTGGAAGAGATCGCCATCCCAACGGCCTACTACACGAAGGCCAAGACCCTCCGCCAGGTCGATGATCGCCTGTACCTGGGCAACGTCGAGACCTTGGATAGCGAGTTCGACTATCAAAAGTACGCGAACAATATCCAGGTCTACGCGGTCACCGAGGACTTCGACATCGTCAACGACCTCGGGTACAAGGATCACCAGTTCTCGTTCACCAACAAGAGCTTCCGGAGAGACGAGGTCTACGCCCTGTACCTCTCGTGGGTACTCAAGGACGGGTCTGAGACCAAGGCCTTCCACATTCCGGGGAGACCCACTGGGGGTACGGCTGAGGGCAAGTCCTACGGGTATGTTCGGTTCCTGTCTTCGGCTCCCTCCTCCATCGCGGCGGCCACCGTCAGGACCGAGATCTACAACGACCTCTGGACGACGTCCATCCCGAACAGCTTGAGGATTCAGCTCATCGCTTCTGCGCCGACGCTGGCCGCCCTTGGCTTCCCACTGGCCACGGACGCCTACTGGGACTGCCCCATCTGGACCGGTCAGGGCCCCGCGGACATCATCGATGAGATCCTCCTGAACTGGATCGACGTTCCTCCGGCTGCCTGGAAGACGAACCTCAACATCTACAAGGATCCCGAGGACAGCAACGCTCTGTACTTCTCCAACAAGACCGGCAACAACGAGGACTGGAACGGTATCGAGATCAGCTTCACGATGCTCAGCGGCAAAGACGGTCTCGTGATGGACGGCTACGGTGGTGGCATCTACTTCTCTGGTGGTGAGGACGATGAAGGCCAGCTGATCGACACCGCCACCGTGAGCTTCTACGGGGAGACGGTCAACCACGAGGTCTACGGTGGAGACACGCCAGACATGCTGGCGTCCAACCTGAGCACAGCCCTGAACCTGAACGGCACCCTGACTGGCGTCTACGTCATCGCGGTAGATGGGGTGGACACCGCAAAGGTCAACATCACGGCGCTTTCTGTCGGCACTCCGCCAGATCAGTACAACAGTCCGCTGGTGCTGGACTACTCTGGCATCTCCAGCCTGTCCGTCACCGCCTTTGGGGTTGGTGGCGGCAACGAGTTCTACGCCCTCAACGAAGCCCAACTTCTCACCGACCTGGCGGCAACTCCAGCCAACCTGCCGTACATCCAGCGCATCCTGGACGCCTTCAACATCCCGGGAGGTGGCTACGATACCGCCAAGCTGTTCCACTTCTCTGGTGCCGCGGACTCCGAGACCGGCATGGGCTACTGGGAGAATGCGAACGAGGACTACCCGGATACGGATGACTGGGACATCTGGGAAGTGGTCGCAGGAAGCGGACAGAACACTGGCCGGACTCTCCGTGGTGAGAAGGTCCGGCATCATCGTTTTCCGGACAACTACTCGTCGACGTACTTCGATGGCACGGATACGGATGACAACGCCACCGCGCTTGGCTTCAAGCTGGTGAACGTGGCCATCCCTGATGAGCTGGCCTCGGATGTGATCGGCTTCAAGGTCTACTACGCCAAGCGGACTGACAACAACCGCGTGGTGATCGACTCCGGGCAGTTCATCTACCAGGGAGTGGACAGCTCCACCCCGGGATCCGAGTTCTGGTACAGCCAGAACAAGGCCTCTGATCCGCTGGCGAGCAACACCCGGTCTCAGACTGTGGGTGCGGTACATCCCTTCAACATGCTCCGCAACTACCCGAATATCAACCTGGCCTACGTGGACTTCATCAAGTCCGTGGCCAACATCGATGACACGCTCATCGCGGAAGATGGCGGAGCTGGATCCACCAGCGCCCGTGTGGGCATCGGATCCTACGTCCCTGAGGCCATCCCTCGTGTGCGTGCAGTAGTGGCCAAGACGTACATCGCTGAAGGCAAGGTCCAGACGGATGTCGGCAGCGGCGGCTTCAGCTACCCGTACTACCAGAATGATCCTGGCGTTTCCAAGATCCTCCTGGAGCTGGACAGCGAGTTGCACCCGATCATCGCAGGTGGTGGGTATGTGATCACGCTGTACGGTACCAACGGAACCGTGACCATCCAGATCGAAGGTGTGGACTATGACGAGGTTTTCGACACAGACCTCGACACCACGGCAACAAATTGGGTGGCTAGTCATGGCGGAACTCTGGCTGCTCTGAGCCCCTCGATCACCGCCACCAAGACTGGCGTGGGAGAGATCACTCTCACCTGCTCCAGTGACATCGTGGTGTTCAACAACACCGAGAGCGGAGATATGGGTTTCAATGTGGTGTCTGGATACAACACCCAGTCGAACCACATGGTCAACCTCTGCTCGTTCAAGCTGGACTTGTACAACAGCTTCACGGAGCAGGCCCTAGTCTGGACTGGGTACTTCCAGGAGACGGTGGAAGCTGAGAACGAGCCCTTCGACAGCCTCACCGTCTGGCACGCGGCCAACCAGACCGGCAACATCTTCGGTGGCGACACCTTCATCGTGCCGTACTCCTTCAAGGAGCACATGGACGAAGGACTGGGTACGACCACCACCCACTCCCACGACGTCATCGTGGAGTCCGACGACAACATCGGAATGCGCCACACCGGTGACCTGGAGTGGGAGGTCTACTACCCGAAGACCACCAGGCCCCTCTTCATCGATCCTGGTGTCTATCCGGATGGTGGAGATAAGTTCGACATCGACAACCCGTTCTCCTACAACAACGAGTACTCGGCCCAGCAGGACTGGAAGGTGGCTGTGCCGTACGACAGCAGTGAGCCCGACCCCACGTCCTACCCGACCAGGGTTGTGAGATCTCAGGCGTCAGACGGCAGCATCAAGGACCACTTCCGCAAGTTCCTGGTCGACGACTACAAGGACTTCCCGCGTCAGCGTGGAGAGCTGATCCACCTGGCCAACATGGGCTCGGTGATCGTTGCCCACATGCAGCGCGGCCTCTACCGTACCCGCGGCAAGGAAGAGCTGAGCTTCAGCGACATCCGAGCCTTCATCGGATCCGGTGACATCTTCTCCGTCGAGCCAACTGAGCTGGGGTCCACGGAGATCGGACTTGGTGGACTCCAGGATCAGAGGGCCGCCGTGGTCACCGGAGTCGGGTACTTCTGGATCGACAGACTGGCCAAGCGGATCTACAAGCTTTCCGACGGAGGTCTGACGGATGTCACCGGCGGCCTCACGTACTGGATGGAAGAGAACCTCGACAACCTGGGCATCCTGCACCTGGTCGAGGACACGGCAGAGGAGCGTCTCTTGATCACCGGGTACGACGGCACCACCGAGGCCACGCTGTCCATGGACCTCGCGTCCGGGTACTGGACCAGCTTCCATTCGTACACTCCTCACTGGTACTTCGGTACCCCCAACAAGCTCTACTCTGTGGAGGCCTCCAAGATCTGGAGACACCACGTCGGCAACTACGGGAACTTCTACGGGACTGAATACGACTCCTACGTCGAGTTCGTAGACAACGATCCTCCAGGGAAGCAGAAGCAGATTGCCTACCTGATCATGGAGACCGTAGTTGATACGGCTGGCGTCGAGAGCATGAGCAAGACGTTCAGCACCTATCGGGTCACGAACTCCTACCAGGACACGGGAACTGTTCCCATCGACACCACCGTTACATTCTCCAGCGCCACTGGCAACGCTCGTAGGCATCGTGGCTTCTGGCGTATGAACGTAGGCAGAGACACCCTCAACATCCCAGCTGCAGCTGATCGCAGGTACGGGGCATCCAAGATTTCAGCTTACCAGAAGCGTCTTATTGATAGATGGCACAAGGTTCGCTTGACTTTGGACAACTCGGCCAACGATTTGCTGTACATCTTCCACGCGCAACTCGTGACTCGCCAGTCAAAGAGATGAACTACACCAGAAACTACATGTACGGAGGCCAGCCCGTCGTCAACCAGTACGGTCTCGGCGGCTTCTTCAAGTCGGTAGGGAAAGCCGTTGGCAGCGTTGCCAAGGTGGCTCTTCCCGTAGCAGCGGCCTTCATCCCAGGTGTCGGTGGCATCGCGGCCCCTCTCGTTGCTGGTCTGATGAATAGAGGTGGTGGAAGCTCCCCTCAGGATCAGGCCCAGCAGCAGGTGCAGGCCGGTACCGGTGACGCCGCTGCCGCTACTGGGGTCACCGATGAGGCGCTGCAGGAGACGATGCAGTCCCACATCGAGCAGATGCATGCCCGTCGGACTGATGCACGCGCATCCGTCGGCGGCGGATTCCGCTATGGTGGGGCCCTCCCCTACCGTACTGGCGGAGCCCTGCGACGTCTGCGCGGTGGAGCTGTGGAGTTCCAGGGACCTTCCCACGAGAACGGAGGCATCCGTCTCAGCCCTAACGTGGAAGTCGAGGGCGGGGAAACCATGGACAGGGTCTACAACAAGGACTACGTCTTTTCGAACATGAATACTGTCCCTGGCTCTACCCTGACCTTCGCCAAGTACCACAAGAACGGCGTCCAGAGAGGGGCTGGAGAGGAGTGGGTGGAGAACCTGGCGAAGCTGCAGGAACGTGTGACTGGCCGTATGCCTGCGGATGGAAAGTACGCGGGTGGGGGTTGGCTTTCCGCGGCTGGCAGCTGGCTTGGTAACAACAGTGGGACAATCGCCAGTCTGGCACCCAGCCTTCTGAACCTTGGTCGAGGCATCTTCTCCTCGACCAGCGCTCCCGTGATGCAGCAGATCCAGGCTCAGCAGATCGAAGGCCCCAGCCGAGCAGACTTCGGTCCAGTGAGCCGGTCAGGTCTGGATGAGCTGGGAACGCACGCCGATGTCCGCTTCAACAACAAGGAAGCCTTCGCCCGCAATGCGGCGGCTCTCCGGACTGCGACTCAGGGAATGGGCACTGCTGGCAGACTGGCGGCCCTTGCTCAGGCCCGGCGTGGAAATCTGGAGATGCAGTCCCAATTCCAGCAGCAGCAGGACGTGTTCAATGCTCAGCGGCGTGACGCTCTCCGCGGACAGCGTGCAACCCTGGCCGGACAGTACGACCTGGCTGATGCCAGCAATCGGACCAACTTTGCGCAGATGCTGCAGCAGGCGCGTACCTTCAACGCGGGTCAGCGCAGCAGCGCCGATCAGTTCAACACCCAGGCCGACTACCAGAATCAGGTTGGTCGTCAGCAGGCGGAGAATGCTCGTTGGGATCTCATCAACAGTGCGGCCACCGGGGTATCCCAGTACGCCCAGACCATGCGAGACTACAACCTGCAGAGAGAAGCCAATCAGACAGCTCTCGAAGTGGCCAAGGCCGGTACCTCTGAAGCGACGAGGAATCGGATGAATCAGACCAGCGTCTTCGGCGGAGGGTACCGTCCCCCAGTCTTCAACCCAGGGATCAACGGCGGCTTCAATCCGCAGCTCACTGCTCCCAAGCCCCAGATCAATCTCGGGCCCATGATGAACTTCAGACCGAAGCGATAGATGGCCATCACCCCCTACACGACCGCAGCGAAGCAGACCTTCATCCCGATGAAGGACTACACGCCGGTGGAGATCATCACCGGTGTCATGGACAAGTTCGATGCTCGTCAAGCGGAAGGCTTGGCCGCCGCGGACAAGCTCGATCTCCTGCGTCAACAGCTGGCGCAGAAGGTGCTTCCTGAACAGCAGGCATTCGCTGATGAGGCCCTGAAGCGGGCCAACGATGAGATGGCCACCCTGGCTGAGAGCGGAGACTACATCGACGCCATGCCCAAGCTGCGTCGTCTGGCCAACCAGATGAACCAGGACTTCCAGAACCTGAACGCCAACTACTCGCTGGTGCAGGACAGGCGGGAGCAGATCGAGAAGATCATGGCAGACAACCCGGAAGCTCTGACTCCGGATGACGTCTCCTACTTCCTCAACGAGCCCCGTGCTGCCCTGGCTTCTGGGCGGGACGCGAAGTTCAATGCTCCGGTGCTCACCACGCGTGTGGATCGGCGCAAGATCCTGCAGGACTTCTACGACAAGCTCACCCCAGACACCCTGGTGGATGTCCGCACGGAAGGAGGCCGGATCATCAAGAAGCAGCTCAAGGAGCTGTCCCCGGAGAAGATTGTTGAGGCAGGCAAGCTGTTGCTGGAGAGCAACGCTGCCATCCGTGCTGAACAGCAGCGTGACTTTGAGCGCACTCGTGGCCGCATGGGAGAAGATCCTGAGGCCGAGTACGCGTGGTCGCAGTACGAGCGCATCCAAGATGAGAAGGTCAAGGTCGACGCCGACACCTCCCTGACCGCGGATCAGAAGGCCCAGCGGAAGGCTGAGCTGGACGAAGAGTACGCCACCATCGAGAAGAACGCCGAGAGCTTCATGCGGCGCAACTTCATCGAGGATGACATGCGTCGGACCATCTCTCCCTTCCTGAGCATGGCCTTCAGAGACCAGAGCGGCAGCAACATCACCACGGACCAGGCCTACTGGAATCATCAGGATGCTGTTGCTGCTCGTGCCAAGCAGCTGAGAGAAGCCCGGGATGAGCAGAACCTCGCAGGCCAGCTGATCCCGACCAGCGGAATGTTCTCTGACTTCAGCGTGATCGCAGGCGGCGGTACCAACACCGGTTCTGCCCGGGCCACGCTGTCCAACCAGCGGGCCATGGTGGACGAGCAGATCTCCCAGCTGGATCCAAACTCTCCGCAATACCGTCTGGCAGTCCTGGACCGCGACAAGTTGGACTGGGACATGGGCCGCCTCAACGTCCTGGATGACGAAGCCCAGGCCCGGGCAGGCATCACGGATGAACAGATGGCCAGGGTCGACGCCCTTCGTGCTGAGCAGCCCACTCGTCCTCCGGGTGTCGCCGAGGACATCGTCGAGAACGAAAGGGCCCTGTGGAAGGCAGAGGGTGGCGACCGCATGAAGCCCGGCTACTACTCCTGGTACAACCGCCTCTCCCAGACCGAGAAGGACTACATCCGCGACTACAACGAGTGGAAGGGCAAACTCTCCTCCGAAGAAGGAGAACTCAACGACAGGATGCAGAAGGCCACCGACGAGATTCTCTCTGAGCGTGGCATGCGCTCCGTTCCTGTTGTTGTGCCCAGGAAGGCCGAGGACGCTTCTCACATCGAGCGCTTCCTCAACCTGTTCTCTGGATCCCGGGTCTTCGAAGGAGACCTGATTCACAACAAGGAGGTGGAGCAGAAGGAGATCGGCGACAAGCCTCTCGCCGCGGAAGTGTACGGCTGGACTTCTCAGCCGGTGGCTTTGAACGACGGCACCATCGGCTACCAGGTGGTGGCCAAGGTCGGCACCGGAGACAAGGCCAAGAAGTACACCTACTTCGTGGAGGATGTCCCAGCCTTCCGTCAGATGTTGGCCGGGAACGACTCTGTCTCTCAGTCCACCAACGCCACCGAGGTCGGGTGGATGCTCCACCAGATCCCCACTAACCGTGGGACAGAGCCCATCATCGGTGGACAGAACGTCTGGGGAGACGGAGCTGTCATCCGCCGCACGGGAGCAGATACCTTCGCCATCGAAGTCCCGGGGCAGCAGCCAGTTATCCGCAAAGAGAGCGATCTTGTACACGAACTTGAAGCCCGCCGCCGTCTCTTCTTGCAGACTGGCAGCATAGTACCTCAGCAGAATGCCAGCACCGCCCCTGTTCCTGACGGATCAAACTGACGCCACTGGGCAGATCGACAACAACCCCACGTCGTCTGATCCCCCGGTCAAGCTCGGCAAGACCGCACCTCTGTTCCTCACCGACTCTCCGAGCTTCGGAACTGGCTTCGTCAGCTCAGCTGCAGGCCAGCTTCCGTCTATCGATGGGGTCAATCCGCAGGACTTGAACGCTCTCCTGGCCACCATCCGGGAGGTCGAGTCTTCGAATGATCCGTCAGCGTACAACATGCTGTACGGTGGGGACAGTTTTGAGGGCTACGACGCCCACCCCAACATCTCGAAGAAGTTCAAGACGAAGTCCGGCACCGAGCTGAGCACCACTGCAGCCGGTGCCTACCAGTTCCTGAAGGGCACCTGGGATGAGTTCGCAGAGAAGGTTGGCATCACTGGCTTCTCTCCGCAGGAGCAGGACCAGGTAGCCATCCAGTTGCTGAGCGACAAGGGAGCCATCGATGCCCTGCGGGAAGGCAACTACGAGCGGGCCCTTGAGATCGCAGGTGAGACGTGGGTGGGAATCGGTGGCAAGCTGGCTGCAGACGCGGACCAGCACTCCCCGGCCTTCTCTGTCTCTCTGGAGAACTTCCGCCAGTTCCGGTCAGGAGAGAAGGGGCTGGACCCCAAGGACTTCGACAAGTTCGTGGATGCCAGGATCCGACAGGAAGATGCTGAGACCAGGATCTCGTCGTACGATCCACTGGCCCCTGACTTCGGCCCCAGCGCCTACACCCGACCTGGGAATGTGGAGGACTACGCCGACTACATGGAGTACATCTCTCCGTTCCAGGACATCGATAAGGTGCGGGCACGCAACCAGTCCTGGACGGAGCAGCTTGGCCATGGTCTTGGCCGGGTCATCCCCAATGCCATCCTGGGCATCGCCGAAGGAGCAGGCATCCTGCTGGACATCCCGGCGGTCTACAACACCATCACTGGAGAGGACGGGGACTACTCGAACTGGTTGACGGACATGGCGCAGGCAGGAAAGGAAGCCGTCAACGAGGCCCTTCCAGTCTATCGTGAGAATCCGTCCCAGGTCTGGAATCCTGGCGACTTCGCCTGGTGGGTGGAGAACGGAGAAGGTCTGGTCGAGTCCATTGCCTCCTTCTACGTGCTCGGCGCAGGCCTGGCCACTGCCACTTCGAAGATCGCATCCGGTGCTGCACGCATGGCCGGATTCATGGCCAAGGGAACGCAGGCCGCCAGAGGCGTGGCCGCGGGTGCAACTGCGGCTGGACTGGCGTACTCCGAAGGAGCCATGGAGGCAGCGGACGTCTACAAGCAGGTCCTGGAGCAGGGCATCACCGACGATACTCCGTACGAGATCGCCAAGCTGAATGCTGCCGAGGCCGCCGCACACACCGTCAGGATCAACACCATCGTCAACACCGGTCTGAACTTGACCGGTACCATGGCCTTCTTCCGTCCTCTGCGTAGTCAGCGTGCCCTGACCCAGGCCGGGCTTGCCAGGAACGCCGGTGAGACCATGACGGAGTGGGCAGTCCGACTGAAGGAGAACCCAGCCACTCAGGGATTCATGGCTCGGCTCCTGCATGAGGCCGGGCGTGAAGCTCCTCAGGAAGCGCTTGAGGAACTCGTCAACGAAGTCTCCCGGGCAGAAGGTCTGTTCTATGGTCAGGAGGCCATGGGTTTGGCTGACAACCGGTCTCTCGGTGAGCGCATTGCTGACACCATCTTCACTCCCCAGGCAGCCCTTGCTGCAACGCTTGGTTCCATCGGGGGTGCAGGACAGGCTCTTGTCACCGGGCTGGCCCCTTCGATGAAGCTGGAGCAGGGTGACGGAGCGAAGAAGCCTGCCCTCTACAAGAGGCTGGAGTTCCGCGCAAGTCGGGAGAGTGCGGCCATCCGTGAGGCGCAGGTCGCCACCAGGAACGCCCTCGTCAAGCAGATCGACGCCCATGTTGATGCCCGTCAGCGCATGAAGGATGCTGCAGACAAGGGCGACGTGACGGCGTACAACAAGGCCCGCAACGACCTCTTCAACACCATCGCCGAGGACCGCATCACCTCCGGCATGGAAGAGCAACTTCTGATCGGCTTCGAAGAGATCTCCAAGATGACTCCAGAGCAGGCGGAAGAGGCTGGCTGGGACACCCGGCCTGAGTCCAAGTTCTACTACAAGAAGATGGCTCAGGAGCGGATCTCCAAGACCAAGCAGCTGACCAACCGCTGGAACGAACTTCAGGACACGTACGCTTTCCAGGACGACGAGCATCTGTCCCGTCTTCCGTACTTCATCTTCGGGGCCGAGGTCCAGAGGGATTCCCTGACTGATCAGCTGAAGGAAGTGGATGCTGACCTGGCTTCACTGAAGGAAGTCCAGTCCCGGATGGCACGCCTGGATGGAACCGAGACCACCTACCAGGAAGTCCTGGACATCCAGAAGGAACAGGAAGCGCTCGTCAAGCAGCGCGAGGTCCTCGGCAAGAAGCTGGAGAGCATCCAGAAGCTGATGGAGACCGAGGAGGGACGCAAGAAACTCCAGGCCAAGTACGGTACCTACGACATGGACTCCATCATGACCGCCATCCGGATGGCTGTCGGTGGACTGGAGCGTCGTGAGGAAGATCTTTCGAAGCGCGGCAAGGTCATCGAAGAAGCCATGACCGCCGCAGCTGATGGAGATCAGGCCAAGGCCCAGGCCAACCTGTCCAAGTGGCTGGCGGAGAACAAGTCGTACGCTGAAGCTGTCGAGACCCTTCAGGGTGACCGGGCAGCACTCTCCTCCGACCTGGAAGAGATCTCGTCCTCTCTGAAGGCTGTGACCGCTCGTCAGGGCCGCAAGAAGTTCACCGACGCCTTCAACGCGGAGTTGGATCGTCTGCAGAAGCTCCAGAAGGAGAAGGTGAAGGAGGCGATCAAGGCGGCTCCGACCAAGAAGGTCCTCGACAACATCAAGACCAAGATCGACCCTGAGAACAACCCGGACCTCGCTGACGAGATCGAGAAGCGCAATGCTGAGCTGTTGCGTGATGAGATCAAGCGTGAGCGGGATCAGGCTCGTGAAGTCGACAAGCTTCTCGAAAGCCAGGGCAGGATCGAAGAGGGCAACGAGGAAGTCTTCGAGGTCAAGGACTTCGTGGATCCGCAGGAACGTCAGGAAGTCCTGGACTCGATCCTGGGCCAGGACAACTACATGGACGCCAACGATGTGTTCGGCATGGCGGCCAGATCCTTCCGTCTGGATGCCGAGTTCGTGAAGGAGGCCAAGGCCCACATCAAAAGGCTGCTCGACGCCAAGCGCAAGACCACTTCGAAGAACCAGGACGACGCCACCGAGAGCGGGGACAAGGGAACAGCCCCTCCCCCTCCACCCATCATCAACCGGTACTCTTCCCAGGACGACGTCGACGACGACGTGGATCCCCGGGATGACACCACCACGGAGAAGACCAAGGACGGGAAGACCGTGGTCATCGGAGAGAAGGTTGTCGATGGCGCTCTGGCCTTTGCTCACAAGACGAAGGAGAGCCAGGAGGTCATCACCGATGAGAACGGTGAGCGCACCATCATGCAGGTGGACATCGGCGAAGAGCTGAGCAGCATGCTGATTCCGGAGACTCTGGACTACCGGAAGCTTCAGCCTGGAGACGGCCTCACCATCGAGCTGGATCTTGGATACGTGGATCCCAAGTCGGGAGAGACGTACAAGAGCCTGTCTGCTGGAGAGGATGGCTGGATGCATGCGCCCATGCGCATCGTCTACAAGGGCAAGACCGTCGGTTGGGTCCACGATGTCAACTGGGTAGACCGTCATGACAACGGCACCCCGGTGAACATCGCCGACACCGAAGGGAACTGGACCAAGCAGCGTCAGGCCATCCGCAAGATCCGCCGGTACATCTGGGAGAACAAGAGCGCCGAGACCGTGGTCCTGCACCATGGCATCGGTCACCTTTCGAAGTCCTACCTGCACGACGCCGACGGAAACATCGTCATGAAGAACGGACGTCCTGTGACCCAGCGTCGGAGCCTGGCGGAGAACACCGGGGACGACGTCAAGTTCGTGGTCTCCGTCAACGGTCAGTTCCGTGAGGGAGAAGACCCCACCACCAAGAAGCTGGTGAACAAGGAGGTCTTCCCAACCGGCCAGCCAGGCATCCTCATCCCGACCAGCGCTGCCGATGAGAAGGGCAAGCAGCTCTTCATCGCGGCCCCGATTTGGTTGCCAACTGTAGCAGACTCTAGTAACAACGGAGCCAAGGATCTGTTCGACATGATCCGGATCTTCCATTCTCCGTCTGCTGCGCAGGAAACGAAAGATCTTTCGGATGCAACAGGGTCCAAGTTCAACGTCAATGCGGATGTCAGCGCACTGCACGACATCTTGGTCAACTACTTCCTCTCCGGAGCCTTCAAGAAAGAGGACCTCAGGAACACGGAAGTGAGCACCAGTCGCATCTTCTTCCACTTCAGCCAGCAGACCGGGCATGTGAAGATCGCCAGGCACGGCGCGGCCAAGGGTGGAGGCATCATCTACACCACGGACGCCAGTCTGGGCAGGGATGGTGGAGCCTTCCGCTACATGTTCGAGACCGCGCCTGACGGATCCCTGCTGCATGCCAAGGCGATCCAGGAGATGATGGGAGACCTCTTCCTGAACCTCGACGTCGCCAGAGCCAACGGATCTTCGACGATGCGCCATGTTGGGCGTGACTCCGAAGGGAAGTGGACCGGCAAGAAGGTGAAGTACCGCGACTTCATGCGGGCCGCCTTCTCCACCACGATCAAGGGGACGCAGTTGGAGGATGGACGGTGGGTCTACACCGAGCAGCCCACCATCCTCTTCGCCGATCCCACTGGTAAGACGAAGCGCCAGGTGGCCACTCCGACCCCGCAGAAGGGAGAGGGCAAGCCCCCGGAGAGCACGAAACCGCAGGTCGATGAAGAGGTAGAGAGCAAGGTCGATGACCTCTCTGTTGGAGAATCCGTAGAGACTGGCTCAAATGTTGCGTCAGATCTCGACAGCTTCCTCATGGGAGACGACGAGCTTGAGCAGCAAGGAACTGGCCGGGTAGAGACTGCCGCAGACTCTGCCGAAGCCAGGTCCACCAGCCCGTTCTTTTCGTATCCTTCTGCAGTTGGAAAGGAATCCCTCTCTGAACAGCTGCAGTCCAACGGTGATGTCCGCCTGACCTGCAAGGTGTAAGCATGTCGAAATGCCTGAACGGCATCGAATCCATTGAGTTCGATAGCCCCGTCGAGCGCCAGCGTTTCCAGGTCTTCCTGGAGTTGTACAATGAACTGGATCTAGCCTACGAGGCCTATCTGGCCGAGAAGGTAGAGCGTGACACTGTCCTGGCCGAAGAGCTTGGGAAGTACACGATACCTGGGTTCACCCCGGAGCAGCAGTATCAGACCATCGCCGGGATCACCCAGGCGCTTGGTACTGCTATCTTCGAGGAGATCGAGAAGTCTGATGACGCTGAGGCGCAGGTAGAGAAGGTCTTCCTGGAGGAGTACAACGCCTTCCGGAAGAAGCTGACTCTGGCCCACAAGGACGGGAAGGTTGCTCTCACCAACGAGTACCTGAAGATCGTCCGCAACTGGGGAATGATTGAAGGCATGGTGCTGGACAATCTCCGGGCTTTGGGACTGCGCATCTCCCGGAAGAAGGTCACGCCGACTGAAGAAGAGGCTGTGGTCGACGTCCACACCGACGCCAACCTGGAGCTGCTGGAGCAGGTCAAGCAGCAGCTGGATGAGGAAGAGCGCTCTGAGGAAGGAGAACTCGTCGCCGAGGGAGAGGAGAGCATTTACGAGCGGACCAAGTGGGATGATGCTGCCCGCTTCGAAATCCAGGCCAAGGACACAGCCACTGCCAGGCTGCGCCTGTTCATGGCTCGCGTACCTGAGATGATGATCGGAGAGGACGGCAAGCCTGCCCCGCGCTACGGCTACCTGGGCATGCAGAGGTACGTCCCCTTCGACACCATCTGGGAGAACACGACGGCCTATCTGTCGGAGATGGATCCCGACTTCGAAGCCTACGTGGGTGCTCTGCAGGACAGTGGCAATCCGAATCTGCAGCAGCTGGCCACTCTGCTCTCCACCGCTGACGAGCGCATCAAGGCCGAGTTCATGACTGCCATGTCGAAGTCCTACATCGACATGCTGATGGTGACGTGGGCCCCGAGATGGAAGGGCGGGAAGATCATCGGCTACTCGATGAAGCTGATGCGCAGCAACCGCCACTCCGTGACCGACACCATCATCCAGTCCTGGATCACCAACCAGCAGACGTCTCCGCTGGTGACCTTCCAGAATGGTGAGATGGTCATCGATCAGAACACTGTCAAGGCCATCGAGGAGCGGTACACCAAGCGCTGGGAAACGCTTCGCAACCTGGCGCAGGAAGGCCCCATGGTCGAGCTGTTCCAGGAGACCCTGGCTGCCATGGGCATCACCATGGAGAAGGGACAGATCTACCGGTTCAAGGGCCAGATCGAGAAGATCATGGGTGGCACCTGGCGGTACCATCTGGATCCGACGGAGGACAAGTCCTTCATCCGCAACCTCCTGGACGGCTTCAAGCCGCAGGAGTTGACCGGTGAAGAGACCGAGGGCGACGATGCTGACCGACAGGATGCGGAGGAAAACTACGGCCTCTTCGGTGTCAACAATCCTCTGATCGGCACCAAGGGGGGTAGGATCCAGAAGCTGGCCAAGTTCGTGGCCGACAACACGGATCACCTGATGACTCCGTCCTATCGGGACATCGAGAAGAAGCAGGTTCACCCGTACCAGGATAACCACCTCCTGTCGACCACCATCCGGAAGCTGCGGAATGGTCCTGAGCATGCGGCGACGATGATGCAGTCCACCTTCAGCTCCCGCTCCCTCTGGGGCAAGGAGCTACAGGAGAGCCAGACCAATCGCAACCGTCTTTCAATGCAATACATGGACGGGATGCGGAAGCGTGGATCCCGTCGAGCCCAGAAGCGCAAGAACATGTCGGAGGCCGAGCAGCACCTGTATGCTCTCGGTCTCTTCCAGGGAGCGCAGCACACCCGGGTTGGAAAGGACCGAGTGATGGCGTCCTTCGTGACCCCCACGCATTCCGACAAGACCGTCTCCCCCATCGTCAGCTTCATCAAGCGGAACATCAAGGTCACCATCGAGGAGGGCAAGGTCGTGGACCTGTCCGAAGACACGATGGACATCATGATGAACGCGGTGAAGGCTGAGGCCGAGCGCATCATCTACTTCCAGGAGCACCTGGAAGGGAACATGGGTGACCAGTTCGAGGCCTATCAGAAGGGAGCCAAGAAGTTCTTCCTGTCCCCGTGGTTGAACAAGGACCAGATGTCCCCGGCAGATGCCGCGGTGGTCTGGGGCCCGGACGGATCTCTGCTCATGACCGATGAGGCCATGGCGGTGATGGAGCGTCTGACGAAGGCCGCCTTCATCGCCGAGATCCAGGCAACGGTTGACCAGTGGCACGACCAGGGAGTCATCGTCAAGGGAGACGACGGCGAGGTGACTCCGCTGATGAACCAGCAGTACTTGGACCGGCACGCCAAGTACAAGGCCACGAAGGACAAGATCGCGTACGCAGCCGCGGACTACGTTCTGAACTACGCGGTCTTCTACGCCGAGCACTTCATGCTCATCTCCGGAGATCCGGCGATCCACTTCAAGAAGGACGTCGAGACCACGCTGGACAACATCCAGAAGCGACTGGCCAAGGACATCGCTCCGGTGCTGCAGGGCAAATGGGCCTCTGACGATACCTTCCGGAAGGTCACCATTGGCGACCGGGAGATCGACTCGGCAGAAAGGGATGCGTACCACAAGCTCCTCGGAGCCGACTTCTACAAGCAGATCACTACGACGGATGCGCAGGAGTACACCACCCTGGAGGAGCACATCCGTGTGATGCGCTCCTATGGCAGGATCTCCGAGCAGGTCTTCAACTCCATCCTGGCGAAGATCGAGGCCAACCGCGGTGGCTACTTCGAACTCACCAACGAGGAGAGGGACATCATCCTGCAGCCGATGAAGCCACTGACGGTCAACGTCAAGCACCTGGACTTCATCGAGGTGAACGGACAGCAGGTCCCGGTCCACATCAACAACATCGTCTACACGAAGTCGTCGTCCATCCCACTTGTACCTGAGCTGACGAAGGGCCTGCAGATCGACAAGCTCCGTGTGGCCATGGAGAACGAGAAGGTAGATCGCGCTGCTCACGTCTCTGCAGACAAGCTGGGCGTGAGCAAGTCCGTGAAGGTCTACACTGGCGCAGGTACGGTGAAGGACGAGATCAAGTTCGGACGTGAGGCAATCCAGATCCTGTCCCGTACAGGCTTCGGTCTGCAGCAGGAACTGCCGGTCAAGAAGCTGGAGATCGCCACCGTCTCCCAGATGAACAAGCTCCTGTTCGAAGGCATCCGGTCTGTCTCCGGATTCAAGTTCTACAGCAAGGAGTACACCGGCAAGGAACTGGAGTCCCTGAAGGAAGACATCCGCAAGCGCCTGTTCGAAGCAGGGGATGAAGCCCTGCGTCGTGAGCTTGGACTGGTGCCCAACGGAGACGGCTCCTACCGGTTCACCAACCTCAAAACGGTCCAGCAGGTCCTCCTCCGGGAGGCCAAGAACCGCGGTTGGTCCAAGGCCGACATCGAGTCCCTGGCTCTGACGAAGGACGGCCAGTCCTTCATCATCCCGCTGGCGTTCTCGCATGCCTCACGGCAGATCGAGTCCCTGCTCCTGTCGATGATCAAGCGGTCCATCACCCACCAGAAGGTCTTCGGGAAGGGGTTGGTCCAGGCTTCGTCTGCAGGCTTCGACTCCGTCGGTGGTGCCACCAACATCGTCTGGGTGAAGGACCATGATCCGAAGCAGCGCCTCCGCCACCAGCGGACAGGGAAGAACGGCGAAGTGCTTCCGGCCCAGATCATCGTTCCCTGGTACTTCAAGGGCGTGAACCTGAAGGACTACGTGATCGAGGACGAAAATGGTCACAAGATCCTCGACTTCGAGAAGCTGGATCCTGAAGTCCTGAAGATGATCGGAGCCCGTATCCCGAACCAGGGACACAGCTCCATGGGTGCCTTCGAGATCGTCGGCTTCACGGACCCGGCCTACAAGTCCATGGCCATCGTCCCTGACGAAATCGTGGCCCAGATGGGTTCCGACTTCGACATCGACAAGCTCTATGCCTACCTCTCCCAGTACGAGATCGACAAGGAGACCGGTAAGATCAGCCGACTGACTCTGGAGAAGGATCCGTCGAACAAGATGACGGTCCAGCAGCTGAAGCAGGTCTACGCCGATATCCACTGGGCGGTGCTCATGCATCCGGAGGTCATGAAGAAGGTCATGCTCCCGCTGGAGCGCCCTGACCTCAAGTCGGAGAAGCAGAAGATCCGCGATGCACGCGGAGAATCCGGGACTCTTTCTCCGCTCTTCGTGCGTAAGCAGATCGCCGACCACATCAAGAACCGGGCAGGCAAGGAGCTGGTTGCCACCTTCTCCCTGTTCTCGACGGCCCAGTCTGTGCTGCAGGAGTACAACCTGCGCTTCGACGTCGACCCCATGGGCACCTCGATCTCCGATGCCTTCGTCTTCGGTGGCAAGCACTTCTACAAGCTCTCCGGGAACGGTGTCAGCTACTACAACGGAGAAGTCCGGACCAAGGCTCAGAATATCGCGTCACTGCAGTCGGCTGCCGTGGACAACGCCAAGGAGAACCTCCTCGGCTTCCTGAACCTGAACATGATCACGGCACCGGTTGCCGGTCTCATGGCCATGCTGGAGACGGACAACGGCGAGGCGCTGTCCCTGGCGTACATCGCACGCTTCCTTTCCCAACCTGCAATCGTATCTGCAGTCGATCAAATCTCCCTGATGCGATCCTCACTGCGCACAGAGTGGGCAGAGGATTCGATGGCGTACGCTGTCGACGTCACCATCAGCAAGATGTTCGAGGAGCTGTCCGGGACAACCGGTGCATCTGCCTCAGGAAAGTCCTTCTCAGAAGGACAACTTCTGGAGATGATCGAGAAGTGGGCCAAGCGGGACACGCTGACTCCAGAGGAGCAGCAGGAGCTGATGGCCGACCAGGTACAGGTGCTGGAGATCTTCAAGGCCCTGATGGGTGGAGCGGAGGACTTCGGGTCCTTCCGCAAGGCTCTTCTGCACGCTGACTCCAACGGAGCAGGCAAGTCTATGCCGCAGATGCGGGACCAGATGGAGGCGTGGGCCAACCTGGATTCCCATGGCATCACTTTCGACCAGGCTCTGTACGAGAGCGAGTACTACAAGGCCGGTGAGCACGCACTCTTGAACGGCCACAAGTACTTCAGTCAGCTGTTCGCCTACTCGTCGCCCTTCTTCCTGAAGACGAAGGAGATCCTGGAGGATTCCGTCGGTCTGGCGTTCTCTCCTGACGACGTCCAGGACCTGATGTCGAGCGCCAGATCCCTATTTTACACCCAGACCACTTCTTTCGGAGACGCTGCAGCTGAGCGTGCCCGGCTCACCGTGGGTGAGAACTCGCTGGCCAAGCGGGTGAAGGCCGCCAAGCAGACGGAGTGGGGCTCGCAGAACTACTTCATCCAGCGCCTGCAGCCCAGCATCTCGCGGACGGAAGGGAAGCCGGACTTCGTCAACTACCAGAACTCCAAGGCCGCCAGGCTCGATGAGGAAGAGATCCTGAGAGCACTCTCCGGGATGATTACTTCCCCCGACCTGGCGCAACGTCAGCTGGCTTACGATCTAGTGGCCTACGCCTACCTGACCGGTGGCCGGTTTGGTCCCACGAGCTACGCCAGGCACATCCCAATGGCCTTCCTGAAGTACGTCAAGTTCGACGAACAGCTTCGGAACATGTCCATGGACGACACCATCCTGGCCCACCGGTTCGTGGAGCAGTACCTGCAGCACAACCCTACGTTGGCCAAGGACGTCCGGAAGAACAAGGAGATCATGAAGCGGATCCGGAAGGGCAACCAGGTGCTCATCCATCCGGATGAAATCGGAATCCGCGAGGTCAAGGCTCCTGATGGAGGCCTGGTCCGTGCCTTCTATGTCTCCAAGGCCAGGGGTGCGTCCTCTCTGTGGATGAACCGCGGCGAGCAGGCAGACGGCTCCTTCCTCTTCGAAAAGGTCGACCTGCTTGGTGACTCGAACTTCTACGAGTACGATGCCCGGGCAGAGGTCGCCACCTCGGCTTTCCCGGACAACAAGGCGGTGAAGGCCAAGCCTGTTCCGAAGGAGACGAAGAAGCGCGTCGTCAATCCGCCATCAAGATCCAAGTCGAACAGCAACACTGATCGGACTGGTAACCCGAACACCATCGAGATCGGGTTCTCCCAGGAGGTCCGGCACCTGACGTCCATCGATTACGCCACCCAGACCGGCAAGGAGCGGGCTCTTTACGCTCTGGACAACGTGCTGTCGTCGAAGATGCAGGCCATCATCCCGACCCTGAAGGCGTCCATCGGGCTCCTGTCGGATGACTTCGTCTTCGACATCCGTGATCCGCTGCCCGGGGTGGCCGCGGAAGAGTGGATTATCGGGCAGTTCCGGCCTGACACCAACGAAGTGGTGATGATGCAGAACCGGATCAACTCCACGGCACTGGCCGACAAGGTCGTGGTCCACGAGCTGATCCATGCAGTCACAGTCGCTGCCCTGAAGGACATGAACAACCCTCTGGTCAGGAGACTGGAGGAGGTCATGGATGGTATCCTGGAGTCGCTCTCTGCGGATCCTGCCTTCCGTGAGGCCTACAATGAGATGGTCCGCAACATGCGCCTGCCCTACGACCAGCGCAGGCCCATGACCAACCATGAGCGGACGGTCCTCTACCCGTTGACCAACCGGTATGAGTTCCTGGCGGCCCTGTTCGAGAACCCGGAGTTCGTGGAGTCGATCAAGGACGTGAAGATTGACGGCAAGTCGGTGCTGGACACCATCATCGAATTGCTGACCAACATCATCTCCAGTGTGGCCAAGCAGATGGGAGTGGACATCCCGGTTGACAGTGCAGTCCGTGAAGCCATGGCTTTGTCTCTGCAGGTCTTCCCGGCCTCTGATGGACCGCGTGATGTCTCTCCTGAGCCTGAGCCCGATGCTCTGGACGACTTCCAGTACTATGGGGCCCGCTACAAGATCATGCTCCGGAGGTCCGGGGAGACGGTGTACCCCTACGATGTCGTGGGCTACAAAGGCAAGGCCGACAGAAAGATGCAGCTCCTCCAAGCCTACATGCAGAACCCTGATGTCGATCCCCAGAACGGCAAGCAGTGGCGGAATGCGCAGCCGGATGAAGACGTTGATGAAGAGACGGAGGTCCAGGACTTCGTCGACCTCTCAGGATCCATGCGGAAGACGTCGTTCTTTGCCAAGGACGCAGCCAAGGCCGCCCTGGCCAACAAGATGATCGGACGTGGATCTGAACGGTCCTCCAGCCAGGCCTACGCCGACGCAGCTGGTGACAAGGCCAATGTGGGCTCGTACTCGGCAACTGACCGGGTCTTCATCACCGCGGAAGGTAATCGGGCTGGTCGTGTGGCTCCTGACTTCGAGGAAATCGACAGGGCCCTGGCCGCAGGTGCGACCATCATCACGGACAGCAAGGAGAACCGTGAGCGGGCCTTCAACCTCGGCGAGAGGGAAGTGGCCGAGCATCTGGCCAAGAAGGGGTACGAAGAGGTGGGAGCTGGTATCTGGAAGCCGAAGACTGGTAAGCCTGCCGTCACACCGACGGTGAAGCCGGAGCCTGCACCTCCTGACACCGGTGATGACACCAAGTACGCTGACCTCGGGAACGGGCGCAAGGCCAACAAGCAGCAGCGCCAGGCTCTCAAGAAGCTGGACAAGTTCCTCTCGGGTGAGAAGCGCATCTTCGTGCTGGTGGGCCGCGGTGGTACCGGCAAGACCACGATCATCGCCAAGGCACTGGAGATGGCCAAGGGTCGTGACATGGCTGGTGCAGTCATCTCTCACGCGGCAGCCAACCAGTTGCGCAACTCCATCCCGGAGACGATGACGGTGGCGAGCCTCCTGGGTATCAAGCTCGACGAGGTCGAAGGCACCTTCCGCATCGACGAGTGGGCCCGCAAGCAGTACGGGATCCCCATCGAGAAGCTGGACGTCATCGTCATCGACGAGACTTCGATGATCTCGAAGGGGATCATGGAGGAGATGCTGAAGCACATGAAGCCCAAGGCGAAGATCATCTTCATGGGCGACAACGTGCAGATTCCGCCGATCTCCAACGATCCTGCGGATGCCATCCAGTCCTCCACTTTCGATGCAGCCCGTGGAGAGGAGTTCCACAAGCTCACGGAGCGCATGCGGTCTGGTGAGAACCACCCGCTTGTGCCCATCTCCGACCTGCTGGCAGAGAACATCGAGTCGAAGAATCCGGAGCTGCGTGCCATCAAGATGATGCACCGGAAGACTAAGGTCGACAAGGACGGCAACGGCATCATCTTCGAGTCTGACGTGGACAAGGTGATCGAAGCGTACCTGGCTGACCTTGCCCGGATGGGTGAATCCGCGGATCCTCTGCGCTGGGCACGCATCGTGACCTTCAACAACCACAACCACCCGAATGCTCAGTCGGTCATGAGTCTGAACACCCTGATCCGTGAGCGGATCTACGGTGAGCAGGCGGCCAAGGCCCGGTTCATCCCCGGGGAGATCATCACCACCTACGCTCCGTACAACGGAGAACAGGTTGGAGACAGCCCCAAGTACGGGCAGACCGAGAACACGGTGTCTTTCAAGGTCGTATCCTTGTCTGAGCCGCGGCCTCTCCGCATCAACGAGCACATCATGTACCGCGGAGAGCGCTTCAGCGCCGTCGGCAGTGTCATGATGCAGGAGTTGACGGTGGAGGACGAGAAGGGCAAGACCCAGATCTTCCCTGTCGTGGCCACCGGATATGAGTCCGAGTACAAGAAGTTCGTCGCCGACGCCATGGGCACTGGAGAACGGCGTGCTCCTGGAGGCCTGTTCTACAAGATCTCGGCACACTTCCTGGACGCTCAACCTGCGTACGCAATCACTGCCCACAAGGCTCAGGGCCAGACCTTCACAAATGTGGTGGTCATGGAGGACAACATCCTCGGCCAGTCCAACGGCAACAGCATTCGGGCCAAGAACCAGATCCTTTACACCGCCATCACGAGGGCCAGCCATAAGGTGACCATCCACTCGGTGGTGAACAAGGGAGAGACCCACTCATACAAGCCGACGAAGAGAGAGCAGACGGACCTGCCTGATCGACCCTCTGTGGGAGAGTCTCTGGCAGACAGCACGCCGCCGAACATGCAGGACCTCAAGGAGGAAAGCCCCTTCCTGATGCCAGCCTCTCTCGATTTCGGTATAACCATTGATGTGGTCATGCGTCAGATGACCAAGGAGCAGCGTGAGCTGTTCCGGAAGTTGCGCAACGAAGGCTTCATCACAACGAAGTGTCAGTAGATGAGCTGCTCCATCGTCGATGTTCTGGCTCCCAACGGAGAGCCCTCACTCCTCTTCCAGGATCTCCTCAACACGGTAGGGGACCCATCCCGGGCCCTCTCCCTGTACCTGGATCTCAAACTGGCCGGACCAGGTGAGGCCAGGGTGGACGAGAACGGGGAGGTGCGGCTGGCTGGTGTGCTCAACAACTCCGGTCTGAGTCCGGTAGAGGTGGACGCATTCCTGTCCCACCGTCCGGATGTCCATTCCATGCCTGCAGCTGGACCGGCGAAGGAGTCCAAGACCCGCAGACGCCGGATGACCCTCCCTGAGGAGGTCGTGGGTGTGGAGCGGATGATCAACCTGACCATCAACCGGATCAAGGACGCCAGGGATGCGGCGAAGGACTCGGACGTCAAGGCTACGTTCACCGATCAGTTGGCTAAGCTGAAGGACCAGAGGAACAGGATCTTCTGGTCTGACACGCTGGATCCGCTGAAGAAGGTGGCTGAAGAGCAGCTGCAGTGGGCTGAGAAGATCATCAGCTCCCGGAATCCTTCGAAGCAGAGCCTCAGGCTGGCCATCGATCTCGTGAATGCGTGGTCCTGGGAAACCACCAGCGCCTTCCTCTCACCTGGGAACGACGTTGCAGACTCCCTGTGGGCCGAGACCTTCTCTGAGATCTCCGAGCAAGCCCACCGTCTCACGCTGAGCGTGAACGCGGCCATCGTCAAGAACATCCAGAAGACGATGCGGCGGTCTGGCATCGAGGTCACGACCAGTGAGCTGACCACTCAGTACGAGATCGGCTTCCTGCGCCGGACCCTGTTCGACCTCTCCACGGTGGACAGCAAGCTGGCCCAGTGGATCGATGGTACCCTGAAGCGTGCTGCCAGGAACCAGGCCGAGAACCTGCGCCAGATCTCCAGGAAGCTCGGAGAGATGTCGGAGGGTGTGGACCAATCGAAGCTTCTGCAGCGGGACTTGCTGGGCAACTTGACAGGCAACCTGATCACGCCGTACTCGGCTGCCTACCTGGAGGATCTCCGCCGGGCCCAGTGGTCTCTGCAGATCAAACTGGACAACGCCGCCCGGGCCTCGACTCCTGAGGCTTCGGACACTCTGGCCGCGGCTGCCTACCGGACCCACTACTCCCGCAGGCGCAACGTCGACATCGCCATCGACATCCGGAAGCTGCGTGACCCGGCATCCCGGGCTGCCTACGAGCAGTACCTCGTGGACCAGCTGGGCCCAGATGCCGCGGACAACGCCATCGATGATGCTGAGCGTGCATACACCGACTACCTCAACGAGAAGGACGAGGCACGGTCTCGGTTCATGTCTGAGGTCACCGGTGGGACGGCAGAGCTGAAGATCGTTGGGGGCAAGCGGGAACTGAACAGCGAGTACGTGGAGCGCCGTATGAAAGAGTGGGAGCAGGCCAACTCCCCGGAACAGTACATGTCTGAGTTCTACGGCAAGGGACTCAAGCAGTATCTCTCCACCGACGGCCACCGGTTTGCTGTCCACGTCCCGCGAAAGACCAACGCAGCTGGACAGACAACCAACTACTACGACTCCGCCTACGACAACCTCACGGAGAAGGAGCGCGAGTTCCTGGACTACGTCCTCACGTTGTCCTCGAACCTCCTCTCGTACCTGCCCTCCAGTCTGACCCGGGATCTGGGTGCAGGATTCCTTCCCGTTGTCCAGAAGACACTGACCGAGCGGGTGCTCGGGAACGGCAGCTGGGCTGACCTCGACATGAAGGGCGGATTTGATCAGGCCAGGGAAGAGCTGCTCAGCTCTTTCGTGGACCAGCAGGTCGTCGCCCTCGGCAAGCAGCAGGAGAAGGCCCGGAAGACGGTGAACCCGGCCACCGGTGACGAGATCAGGAAGATTCCTGTCGGCTTCATCCAGCACGGTAATGTGCGGCGGAAAAAAGGGGAAAGCGACGAAGCCTTCTCCAAGAGGGTCCAGGAGGCCATGGATGGACGGAGCTTCGACATCGTGCGTGTGATGGAGATGTTTGCTGGCATGTCCATCAACTACCACCACATGTCCCAGGTCGAGGACAAGGTGTTGCTGGCCCAGCGCATCGTGAATGAGGCTGAGGAGGCACGTCGTCGTGGTGGGAGCCCTGTCTACGACTTCACCGGCAAACTGGTGACCCGTCGGGATGGACGTACCCACCTCAAGGACATGGTCCAGTACGCTATCGATGGCATGCTGTACGGCCAGAAGAGGAAGGAAGACGAGTGGGTGACCAATACCGCGGTCTACTCCCTCAATCCGCTGACCAACCACAAGAAGTCCCGGCAGGCCTCCGAGATCCGACGTCAGGCCAACCTGCTGGACCAGCAGCGTGACGAGGGCACCATCGATGAGAAGGCCTACAAGGAAGCCCGGGGAGCGCTGGAAAAGCAGTACCTGGAGCTGAATGGTCGTCGTCTCTCCGTCGGGAAGTCCCTGGACAACCTGCTGAAGTTCACGCAAGCCAAGGGGATGGGCTGGAACCTGACAGCAGGCATCGCCAACGTCGGCTTCGGTGTCCTTTCGAACGTGATCCACTCGGCGGCCAACGTCGACTTCAACGAGACCGAGCTGCTGACTGCCACTCGGATCATGCTCAAGGCCCGGACGAATCCCAAGTCCAAGGCCGCGGCGATCATCAAGCTGCTGGACGTCCTCTTCGAGATCACGGAGATCGGTTACGGTAAGAACGCTGAGCGGGCCAAGTTCAAGAAGATCAGCTGGATCACGAATCCCTTCGAAGTCCAGCGCCGTACAGAGTTCTTCCTGCAGGGCACGTCTGTCGTGGCTCAGCTCCTGCACCAGAAGATGAAGGACAAGGATGGGAACGAAGTCTCCCTGTGGGACGCGTTCACCAACGAAGGAGAGTGGGACGTCGAGAAGATGGGCCCGCAACCGGCGGAGTGGAAGTTCAGACTGGACTCGGATGAGCAGAACGAGTTCACGAAGACTCGTGACCGCATCATTGGGGTCAACAAGAAGCTCCACGGTAACTACGACCCCAACTCCCTGGTCGAGGCCAAGAAGTGGGTGGCCGGGCGCATGCTCCTCATGTTCCGGTCCTGGATGGCTGAAGGATTCGAGTGGCGCTTTGCCCACGAGCACTTCGACCAGCAGCTTGGCCGCACCATCAAGGGTCGCTGGCTCTCCTACCGTGACCTGGCCCGGGAGCATGGTGCAGGCAAGACAGCCCAGCTCATGCTGCGCATGTTGCTCAACAAGAAGGGCCAGTTGGCCATCGAAGGGAAGCCGCTCAGTGAGTTGGACATGCAGAACATGCGGTCCAACATCATGGAGATCCAGTTTTACATCGCGTTGACCGCCTTGACGGTCATGTTGAAGGCCGGTCTGCAGGACGACGACGAGGAAGAAGAAGGATTGGGGATTGCAACTGCCCGAATCCTGATCTCCCAGCTGTACAGAGTCGAGGCGGACATCGTGTTCTACGCCTCTCCGGACACCATGCTGGAGATCTCGAAGAACTCGATCCCTGCCATGAAGACCATTGCGGACTTCCAGGCGGCCATGTCCTCATCGATTGCCTACATCCGGAAGGGAGAGGAGTACACCGGTCTGGATCCCTGGTACAAGTGGATGAAGGCCTTCCCGATTGGGACGCAGGGCTACAAGATGTGGTACATGGGTACCCACGACGTCAACTGGGGCGACCTCTAAAATCCGTGACAGGAGGCTGAAAAAAGGGGACCCCCCGCGGATGCGGAGAGTCCCCTCGCTGGACCCCGTCTCACCAACCTTGCCGTGCGGCAAGTCTCAGAGGCCCTGGAACGGATCCTGCAGAAGGTCCAGTATCTCCTGCAGTGACTTGTGCTTCGTCCAGTTACCGTTGCGATTTACGATGAAGAAGGAAGGCCCGTAGACACGGATGACCATGTCCAGGGTCGCAGGGCACGAGAGGGCGATGCTCCAGTACGGCTTCTTGCCTGCTGGTACCTCTCGCTCAGACATCCATTGGATCCCCTGCAAGGGTCCACGGAAGCGTCCAGAGGACGTGGCTCGGATGTAGATGTCGTAGGCAATCTCCTCGGTCTTCTTGACCTTGGCTACCTGTGCGGCATCCGACGTATAGTTCGGGTCCATGAAAGATGACAGTCCTTACTCGGACTGTTGGGTTATCTACTCAGAGTAGGTAGACCGAGGAGGGAGAGAGCCGGATCTCCTGTTCGTCCTCATCGAAGTCCAGTTCAGACTCGAAGGAATCATCGCCGCGTGCCAGCGACAGGATCTCGTTGCCGTACTCTTCCAGAAGGGCCGCGCACAATGGGTGGCCGCTTGGGAAGAAGGCTTCCATCTCTCCCTCCTCATGGTCCACCCTGAGGGGACCCAGGACCTGATGTGTGATGTACGTGGTCATACACACGAAAAGGCAAATCCTGGACCAGATCCCTCATTCTCCATCCTCGGATGTGAAATGTAGGTGCTCATGGCCGAAAGGGTCATGACTCACCTCCAATCAAATCGCTTGCCGTAAGCCCGTCTGGCAGCGGAGGGAGAACGGAAAGAACCCCCTGTTTCCCAGCGAGCCTGGCACTGATCTCGTTGGCCTCCTTGGTGGAGATGATCTGCCGGGCATGGAGATCATCGACCTCCCACTGGTCTTCAGGATCGAACTCCACTGGGATATTCCGGTCTGTCATCTCCTTCCACTGGATGGGAGCGGAGACGTCTATCGGATTCTCCTTGTTGACGAAGATCGGCCCAAGGGACGGAGGCCTCACGATCTTCTGGGGCTCGTAGTCCACGAACACCAGATGGTGGCCGGACAACCGATCTTCGAAGACCGGCTTGACGTCCTCCCACTTCAATCCGCCGATCCCACATCCCACCTGAGGGATCCCGATGACGAACTTCTTGGGGTTCGTCCAGATGAGCCATGAAGCCAATGCGTCCAAGCTGTGCTCGATGAACGAGATCTGGGCATTGGCCCCAGGAAGGTTCTGGGTGTAGAGGTTGACAAGGATTCCGTGTTGAACCGGCACAGGCAGGATCGAGCCTGCGACTACTCCGTGCTGGGTGCAGAGCAGATGATCCGCTCTTTGCACCTCCGGGTAGGCTTGGGCAATCTGCTTGGCAATGCCAGCGCCCATGATACCACGGCAATTGCAGCCGTGGACGATGACGTCGAAGTGACCAGCTTGGAATAGGGCGAGCAGGTCACCCTTGACTGTTCTGTTCATCAGAGTTGGGTTTGAATGGTTCTCCGCAGTGCGGACAAATAGGGATGGGCTCTTCGTCGTGGAAGGTGAAGCGCTCATCGATGGATTCCGTGATACGCCGCATGGCGTTGTCGACGACCTCGGCGATGTGCCGATCAACATCTCCGTCAGGCACCTTCTCGTAGACGAAGGCATTCCCGACGTATCGGGTGCGTTCCCACTTGATGTACCTGGAGTGCTTGTTGACACGGTTGAAGAAGCCGCGGAGACCGCTCTCAATGGCTTCGTCGAGGAGGTCCCTTAGGCGTACTTTCATAGGGGTCGGGGAGGTTGAGACGACGTTGGGCCCACAACAAGGTGGGATAGTTCAGCCTGTTGACGACGTGGAGAGTCTTCCCTCCTCTCCGGCACACGATCTCACAGAGACCGTGGACCGGATTGGAGGGACGAAGGGTGATGATGGTTGGGTTGCCCACGGGTGTCAACCAGGCAGTACAGGAGGAACCGGATCTTCAGGAGTCGATCCTTCATCGAGTAGGCTCTTCAGCCTGATGATTTCCTGGGCCAGCGCATCCCTGCCGTAGAAGCAGTTGTCGCAGGCACAGTTCTCTCTTGGTGTTGGGGTTTCCTCCTCTGGGTCGTCCATCATCCACCCATAGATAGTTTCGAAAAGAGGATTACGGGGATCCTTGTAACAGAGGTTGCCAAGAATCTCCCGCATGGACAGTCCCGCTTCCAGTTCCTTTTTTAACTCGTCAGTGTAGACGAGATAGCCACCCTTGGGATTTTCGAAGAGCGGGTGAGCGCTCCAGTCACCCGAGATGGCTAGTCGTTTCAGTGGCATGGTTATCGTGGTTTGTGACGGGATCTCCGTCGGTATTCGTCCTGCCAGCCCTTCCTCTCCTTGAACTCCCACCACCAGTCACGAATGCCCAGGTAGGCGAAGATGGAGAGCCAGAAGAGCGTGATCAGGACAAGTAGTCCCAGACCGATCAAGGTCTCGATGGACACGAAGACTTCAAGTGTGATCACGGCTTGCTCTCCCCGACCTGGTGTGTCGGTGGCAGGTTCTCCAGTGCCATCCTGATCGCCTCCTTCAGCTCGAAGGGGCGGGGGACACCGAAGTACTTCCATGCAGGATCTACTCCGACATCCAGACGGCCTGGTGGGTTGGGGGTGACTCCATGGACATGTCCGTGGAGGTTGACGACGTCGCCCTTCCAGAACTCGTCGATCATCATGGGCCGGTGGGTCATGAAGACCTCGACTGGGAGTCCCTTGACTCGCAGGATCTTGGCGTCAAGGATCTGGTCAAAACACCCCAGGAGAGTGTCCGGCCAACTGCGCAGGTTGTCGTGATTGCCGATGACCAGGATCTTCCTGGACGCCGACCTTGACAGGTGCAGAGCCACGTCCTCGCCCTTCTCCTTGCCGCCGAAGTAGACGTCGCCGAGATGGTAGAGAGTGTCTCCTGCCCTGCACGACGCCTGCAGCATGTCTCCCATCAGCTCGTTCATCTCAGCCACCCCTTCATCCGTCAGAGGGACGGGGCGTCCGGTGTACTGGATGATGTTGCGGTGGAAGAAGTGGGTGTCTGCGGTGACGTACGTTTCCATGCTTCGTATTCCTCTGGTTTGAACAGGTAGTCACAGTGACCATCCATGTCCGGTTTCATGTTGCCTGAGAACTTGTCAGGATTGCCGTTGGGGCGGACACAGTCGCGGGCACAGGAGTACCCGGGACAGTATTCGACATCGAGGTAGATCATGACAGGCACCCCAGGATGAATAGGCCGATCAGGACCATGAGGCCCAGTCCCAGGAACACCACAAAGGTGCGCCACAGGAAGATCAGCAGAGTGCGTGTGGATTGGTTCATATCTTTTTTGGTATGTCAGATGTGACATCTCACTCGGTGGAAGAGTCGCCTCTCCCACCGGTGAATCAGAGACCTGGCAGCTCGCAGGCTTCTCCGTCGCAGCCCCGTTCAGGAGCCTTCTGGAAACCTTCTACGATGCTGTCGAAGTCGACTGGGAGCAGCTTTGCGGCCATCTCCAAGTACTTCTCTTCCGTGATCTCTTCGTAGGGCATCTGTGCGTACGCCCCACCTGATTCGAGCTTGGGCAGGAAGCTGACTCCCTTGAGCTGATACTGGTAGTAGTTCAGCGCGTGGGGAATCTGATCCGCCTCATGCGGCTTGAAGGTGATCGTTGCCGACACCTGGTTGTCCGCCCAGTGCTTCTGCAGGAAGGCCGCCAGTGCAAGCTGCTCCCACATGGACACCTCGTTGACCGTTCTGATGTTGTTGCCGAGGCTCACAGGGAACTCGACAATCATGGTACCAGAGTCGTTCACCGAAGGCTCCATGGTGTAGCCAGCCTTGAATAAGGGCTCCAGCAGAGGGCTTGTTTTAGCCACACGAACACGACGGATGTAGAACTGGCTCTCCGGGTAGTGCAACCCAGGAGTCGCACCAGCGAGCAGAGAGACGGTACCTGACGGCTTGATGCTCGTGGTCTTGATAGATCGCGGCACCGCCAGCCAGTCAGAGTACACCTCGTCGTAGTACTGGATGGTCTCGTAGCCGGACTCCGCCCAGTTGCGGAGAGTCGACAGGCCTCGTTGAGTGATGAACTGGGCGATGCCAGTCATCGAGGTGCCGATTCTCCTGTTCCGGAGCAGAACCCGGTTGGTCTCCGCCCAGTGAGTGGCCCCGAGGGTCACTGTCTTGGCGTAGAGGTAGGCGAACTTGAGGGTCCGCTTGAAGGCCTCCAGTGACTCGTGGTTGTGCGGGTAGGTCTCGACCAGGCAACAGAGTTCGTACGGCTCCAGTGTCTGTTCGAGGCACGGATTCCCACCACGGGCCCGGTGATCCTTGTAGTCAGGACCATTGTTCATGCGGCTGTAGTTCTGCATGTTGGCCAACCAGGCGTAGCCCGGTTCACCATTACGCGCAGTGCGTAGTGCCGCATGCTCATAGTCCTGGCCGATCTCGGCGAAGATGGAGTTGTTGGACGTCCATCCCCAACCGCTTTTCCAGTCATTCCTCTCCGGGTTGACCTCATGGTTCTTGAGGTCGAGGTACTCGTCGGTATCAGGACCAAACACGATTTCCGCGGTTCGGCGGACGTTTCCAGCGATGACGCAGGCCCCGATCATGTTCATGATGTCGACGATGTCCGTTGCCGTGAGCATGTTGCCCACGCGGTTCTCCAGCACCTGGATGATCCGCTGGTGCAGGAGATAGAGAGGCTCTGGACCTGCAGCCACACCACCGAAGCCCTTGATGGGGGTTCCGGCAGGGCGGATCTTCGAGTAGTCGAACTGCGGAAGCTGTCTTCCGTGGTTCAACAGGTAGGCATCGATAATCTTGCACGTCGTCACCACCCAGCCCTCCCGGGTATCCGGGATGACGAAGACTTCGTCGACGTGTTCGACAGGATGCACCATACAGGTGTCGGCACCACGGACATCGAAGCCCACTCCGACTCCCAGCATGGACATGTCCATGAGGAACTCGAAGGGCTTCCCTCCTTCCGTGGAGACGTGCTCGGTGCTGACGAACCCGCAGTTGTTCAAGGCCGCGAAGACCTTGCGCTGATCAGTCAGTTCCGAGCCCATGGCCCAGAGACCACGCCCGGGTGGGGTGAACTTGAGACTCCAGATGCGGTCGAACATCTCCTGCGCAGACTCCTGGGCCTTCTTCGGGTCCCAGCCAAGTCCGTGGCGGTTGATGTGATCTTCCTGCATCCGGTAGGTCCCTTCCACCACACGGCGGACAGTCTCGAACCACCTTTCATTGGTCCCATCCGCCTTGACCCGCGAGTAGGTCCGCAGGTAGGTGAACTGACCAAGAGCGCCGAATCCGAAGGGCGGTTTCCGATGCGCATACTTGGCCACGAAGGCGTCATCGAGTTTGAACATCGATTTCTCCGGCCTCCCACCGGCGGCAGTATTCCAGGAATTGCTCCCTGACTTCGTTGATAGCAAATCCGATCAGAGGATAAGTTGCCCTTTCCGCCTGACCAGGGTTGATCTCGTAGCGTTGGCGCAGCGTCGTCCCAGGGACGTGCTTGCCGAACTCCACGGTGATGCGGCCCATGTGGATCATGATGGAGAACCAGGCTGAATCGCCCAGATCGCCCATCCTGTTGAAGATCTCCATGACCGCAAGGTGAAGATCACCATGCTGCCTAGTCATGATTACCTCCCTGTGGATCCAAATCCACCTTCCCCGCGCTCTGACTCGGAGAGTTCTTCTGCGAGTACCGGGTAGGCGAGGATCACCGGAACGATGAGCAGCTGGGCCACTCGGTCTCCGGCAAGGTAGTACTGGTTGTATCGAGGACCACCTACACGACGGAATCGAACCTGGATGGTACCCCGGTATCCGGAGTCGATGACTCCGATGGAGTTAGCCAGGGTCAGTCCTGTCGTGGAGATGGACGATCTTGGAGCGATGAGTCCAACGAAGCCCTCCGGAATCTCGACAGCCAGTCCGGTTTCATACCAGGCCTCGCTGTCAGAAAACACCATGCGCTCCGCTGCCACCAGATCCAGTCCCGCATCCGTGGAGTTGGCCCTCGTAGGCAGTACGGCTTTCTCGTGCCGTAAGTGAAATTTCAAGTCCATGAGTATAGGCTCTTGGGGGCTAGAGACAAAAGCACCCGGCCAGATACCCCAACTGACCGGGTGCTGCACGCAGAGAGCGTATGAGACATGAGGGGCCTTACAGGGCCCCCCATATCTCGTAGCCATTTCTGTGCCGACTACCAGGTCCAGTCTTCGACGAACACGTCGTCGCAGACCAGCTTGTCCTCGACGAACAGCTCGAAGGATTCTTCGTAGGAGCCATCGACTACGGCAGCACGCCACCGGGCCTTGGCTTCATCACGAGTGATGACCTCACGGCCATCATTCTCCTCTTCGCAGTCGCACTCCTCACACCCACAGTCCGGGCAGCAAGAGTCGTCCTCGTTCTCGTGGTAGTCCTCCAGGAACTCGTCGAAGGATCCTTCGAAGCCATCCTTCTCGATGGTCTGCTTCCAAGCATTCCTGGCCCGCTCCATGAAGAACAGATCACGATCCCCGCAATAGTTCTCCCGATAGGAGTCTGCAGGAGACTTCTGGTTCGTAGCCCACGGATCATCGACGTCGAAGTAGGTCTCCTCAAAAGGAGCTTCGATAGGCTCTTCGAGTTCCACGTCGTCAGCATCCGGATTCTCCTTGTAGATGCTGTTGAGCTTCGTCTTCACGATGTGAGCCTGCTCTTCGATCAGCTTGAAGGCCTCGGTGGACATGTCCACGTTGGCCAGCCGGTCGAGCAGGTTCATCTCCAGATCCTTGAGAGCCCGGAGAGAGTACGGGGTGTACTCGCCTTCGAAGAACGCGGAAGGAAGCTCCTCCCAGTCGTTGGCATTCCCGGTGTTCATCACGGCGTACGGGTAGTACTCGCACACCCGGATCTTCGAGTTGTCGTAGTTCGGTAGAGCCACGACGTTCATCGGGTTCACCAGACAGGCGAACACGGTGTCGTTGCCGCTACCGAAGTGACGGACGTACTTGAAGGATCCGACATGCAGACCGTAGGAGCACTCGTTGTGGATGTTCGGGTCACACTGCTCACGCGGCTTGAAGACCGGCACGCCCAACTTGATGTCCATCGAGCGGGAGTGCTTGTCGGTGTAGACCGTCCGTCCTTCCAGCGACTGCTCGTGGATCCGGTTGAACAGATCCTGCAGCGATCCCAGGGACTTGGTGCACGGAGCAGGATTCGTGTCCGACATGATGGGCCGGATGCTCCGGAAACCATTTGGATTCTCGAACACGTAGTAGTGCTCCGGATTCTCTCCCTGTCGCTTCACCTGCAGCCACTCGGTGGCCACGAAGTGCGCGAGATCGAAGGCCCGGTTGTCCTCCTTCTGGGTGACCGCCTTGTACAGAACCGCCATCCCGGAGTCCGTGATGGTGATGCCGTAGTTCTGGCAGTACTCGAAGAAGCGGTCCCTGGCCGTCGTGTTCGGGTTGAGCAGACACCAGTGCCAGAAGTTGACCAGCGGATCGATGGGGTATCCCCTGTCAAGGTACTCCATGATCGTCTTGGCCAGCGTAGCAGGCAGCGGGATGTTGCTCTCGCCGAGGTACAGAGCACCGTTGTCCTCCCGGAGCACACCCGTGCGGATGTACTTCTGGTAGGGGTTGACGATGTCCAGGAGGGCGTCGAGCGCCTCATCAGACCGTGTGGCACGGTAGGTCTGAGCAGCCTCGTAGAGCTGGTCAGCTTCCCTGCCGGTACGCACACAGTGCTTGGTGCCGAGGATGACGGTTACCTTGTCATCCCGACGGATTGCAAAGACTCTCATTCGTCTTCGTCCTCATCGTTGTTGTTGGTGATGAGCCCTTTCCGCTTGGAGTTGCGGTAGAGAAGCTCGGGGTTGTCCATGCCCACCTGTTCCATGATCCAGAGCAGGTCGTCGTCAGGGATGGCGTGCATGTTGATGTAGCGTAGGAGACGCCAGCGCCAAGCGAAGGCCACCAGGGTCTTGAAGAGATTCACGATCTCCTGATCCCAGTGGCCCATTTGCATGAGCCGCTCCTTCTGCTGTTCCAGGATCGCTTCCTGGGTTCTGGGAATCCATCCAATTCGCGTGTACGAGTTGGAGTAGTTTCTCAGGTCGTTCATCTTCTTTTTGATCGACACAAGGATCGGAATCTGCGTCGTCGTCTGGAAGACTTCTGTACCGACTGGCCAGGCTCTCGTCAGGAGCTGAGCCGTCAACCATCGCCTCCAGAAACCAGAAGGTGAGTTCATGAAGGCCTTCACATGGATGCACCTGGGAATCTCATCGAGAACCCGCATGGTGTCCTGCGCTACCTTTACGACGATCACTTTCTGCTTAAGGAGGTTCCAGCGACCTTCGGTATCGTACCTCATCTGACTCACTGCGAACTGCGCCGCGAGGAGCAGATCGTGGTCTTCAGAGCCACCATAAATGAAGGTGCCCTTGTGCTTCTCCACATCGCCGATGGTGGTGTTGTGGATAAAGTATCGGGCCGCGCTGTTGTATCCTTCCAGCACCAGCGGTCTCAGGGTCAAGGGCATTTTGGCTCTGATCACCACCTGTTCCTTCGGTATCTTGGATGCGCCTTGACGACGCAGCTTGGAACGCTCACGGAGCTTCTCCGACCACTCATCAGGGATCTGGATGTCATCGTAGACACCCTGGGACTTGTCGAGGAGGAACTCCTCGATCTCCAATAGGGTGGCCACGAAGTCCATTCTCTCCTGATCGTTGGCCCAGTTCGACTTTCCGCCGAGTTGCCAGTGACCGAAAGAGATACTCTTGATCGAAGGATCATCAGGATCGAAGCTGAACCTGCGCTTCACGAGGTAAAAGCTGTGGAGTCCCATCCCCTCGTTGAGGTACGAGTTGATGTTCGGCTTGGAGACGTTGTCCACAGTGAGCAGGAAGGCCTTGTCTTCAAGCAGCAATCTGAAGAGGTCAGTACCGTAGTACTTCGTCTTGCTGGTTCGGCCATCTTCCACGAGCTTCGTGATTTCCCACGCGTAGAGTGGGTCTTTCATCACGAAGGGATGATCAGGCCACACCACTTCCATCTTGAGGATGTTGTTGACGTGCGGGATGACCACCCCGTTCGGAAGCTTCAGAGAAGAAGACTGGGTCTGGGCCCGGGCAGTGATGAACTGCTCCGCGGTCTTGATGTCAGCAAACTGACTGTCCCAGATGTCCTGAAGCTCCTGCTTGGCCTCTTCGAAGCGCTGCTTGATGATCTCCTTGGAGTCCTTCGTATACTCGATAGACTCCCTGTTCCACACCACCGGCAGCTCGCCGATGTCGAAGTACAGACCGATGGGCACACGACCCTCCGAGTAGGAGGAGAGGCCCAGGGCGATGAAGTCCAGCGGGTAGTAAACCTTCCCGAGGCAGATGTGCATCTGATCGACCACCTGGTCATTGCGGTAGACGAAGTGTTTCCCGCGGTAGACAGTGGTGTCCTTCAGATCCAGGCCGATGATGGTGAAGCCGTCGAAGTACCGCAACTGGGTTGTCACAGACTTCCGGAATTCCCCATAGTCGGTCTCTGTCTCGATGGGCACGATGACTTCAGTGCCATTGGCCCGTCGGTCAGGAAACTGTCCGATCAGCTCCAGGCGAGGAGCAGTGGCACCTGAGTGGATCAGGTACTCGTACCTGGTACCGAAGAACCAGGTATTCATCTGGAAGGCGTTGGTGTAGCCCAGAGGACTCTTGCTTCCCAGACCGAAAGCTCCGATGAAGTCGTTGCTGGCACGCTTCGTTGAGGAAAAGAACTTCGTCATGATGTTCTTCATCCTGCTCGGGGAGATGCCTACCCCGTAGTCACGGAAGATGATCTTCCGGTCAGTGCTTCCCAGTCCGCGTGGTGAGACCAGTTCGATCTCAATGTCGCGCTCCTTCCACTTGCTGAAGTGCGCTCTCAACGAGTCCAGGTCCCCGGTATACCCGAGGGCTCTCAGCTCGTCGTCAGACATCTTGGGAATCGCCATCGCTTCACGGTGAGCATCGAAGGAGTTCGAGGCTACCTCACGGACGATGGCATCGATGGGCTTGGCGTACTGGTAGAAGGCCCTGATGGCCATCCCCATACCTTCTGCAGCGATGCCGTAATCCTGTCCCTGGAGGTCGTCTCCATCGGTCAGAATTTCAGCATCGACCATATGGTCAAGCTTCATGATTCAGTGTCCTTAATTGTGGTCAGTGGGTGTACACCATTGGGGGCAGGCATAGCGGTAGTGAACAGATTCACTGGATGTGGGCTGTCCACTACCGCATACACCTACCATTCGATAGGGCTGATACCGGCCTCCTCCAGGAAGGCGTTGGCCTTGGAGAAGGGCTTGCTTCCGAAGAAGCCGCGATGGGCCGACAACGGGCTTGGATGAGGGGACCGAATGGCCAGATGAGTGTGCCAGTCAGTCTCCAAGCTGTCGACCATGTTCTCGGCATGCTTGCCCCAAAGGATGAACACAGTGGGTCGAATTCCGTCTATCACGTCCTGCAGTACCGCAGAGGTGAACTGCTCCCACCCAATGTTGGCGTGTGAAGCCGCCTGCCCTGACCTGACGGTGAGAGCAGTGTTCAGCAACAGCACGCCCTGCTCTGCCCATCTGGACAGATCCGGGTTCGGATACGGCTCACGGAAACCAAGATCATCCTCAAGCTCCCTGAAGATATTCTTGAGGGAAGGAGGTAGCTTGGAGGAGTCCGTGTTCGCAGGTACAGAGAAGGCGAGGCCGGTGGCCAAGCCCGGAGTGTGATAGGGATCCTGGCCGACGATGACGACCTTAACCGACTCTCGGGACGTCAGGATCAGACTCCTGAAGACTTGGTCCGGAGACGGAAAGATCTGCCTGGTCGACCTCTCCTTCCGGAGTATCGACGACAGCTTCGTCAGGTACGGCTTCTCCCACTCGCTCCACAGACACTGACTCCAGCTGGGGCCCACCAGCTGTGTCGCCAGCTCCTTGGCTCTGCTCATTGGATGCCTCCTCGGCTTCTCGTTCACGGATGTCGGCGATGATCTTCTTCATCCGCTTCAGGGCCGTCTTCCGGAGAAGACGTCCGCCGAAGAAGGACTGGCGGCCTTCGAGATACTCCTCGATGGCATCGATCAGGTTGTCCCGATCATTCATCATCTCGGTGCCGAGCTTGACAGCCTCGTTGAACTGCTGCTGAATCTGCTGCGTCTGACGCATCGAGTTCCAGAGGCCGTACTGAAGGCTGATTGCGGTGAACCGCACGGCGTCCAGGCGATCCTTGAACATCGCAGATCCCGCGGCCATGGCCTGCGCGAGCTGGTTGCTCTTGTCCTCCTGGAGAGACGCCCAATCCCGCTTGAGATCGGACGGGGAGAGACGCTTCTGCGTCTTGGCAGTGGTGGACTCACTCATTGTCTTCGTCCTCGTAGATTTCGTCGGGGACATAGGTTTCGTCCCCGAAGTTGTCGTAGGCTTCCCGGGTCATCGCCCACTTGTTGTGGAGCGTGTGCCACTGGATCTCGGTGAGATACGCATTGACAGTGTGCTCCAGCACTTCGATGGCAAAGTCCGGGATGAGAATGGAACGAGCTTCGAAGAGACCATTCGTCTGTACCACCATCAGGCGGTACTCGATGGTCCACTCCGCAGTCTCGTCGATGCCGTGCGCGGCCTCCAGGAGAGCACGCACCGCCTTGGTGTACATCACCGCCTGCTTGTCGTAGCCGTAGATGGGGATGTACCGGTAGAAGGCTGGCCAGGGCTTGGCCGTCGTCTTGACGTCGTAGATCTTGACCAACTTCTCCTCGGGAAGGATGATCATCCTGTCGATCATGCCCTTGCAGGCAACCTCGCGGGTACCTTCCTCCGACCAGGGATAAGGAACGGTCTCGGTCCAGCGGATCTTGATCTGGTTGAAGACGGTGACTCCGTTGGGAGCCTCCTCGAAATCCACCCCACGGGGATGGTTCTCGATGGCCTGCCGCATCAGCACCAGCTCGTCCTTGTCCTTCTGGAACAGAACCACGCGACCTTTTACGGTACGCATGAAAGAGATGTACTGCTTCAGGTCGGAGAAGAGGGCGTCTGCAGCCTTCTCCACCGCCTCATCCTTCTTGCCGTCGAGCTTGTACCCGCAGAGGCGGTAGGCTTCCACATGGTTCATCTCCGGGTTGGCCGTCAGGATCTCGCAGAACGTCTGCTGCTGCGTGGAGCTGGAGCTGGGAGTGGCTTCGAACTCCGGCTGCACGACGTAGAGGTCGTCGAACTGATCCGGCGTGAGAAAGAAGACGTCGAAGGCGGAGCCTGTCCGGAAGCCAGACGACGTGATGCCGTCGCCTCCTTCGAACTTTGCCTTGTAGTACTTCAGCGGGGACTGGATGAACAGCCCGATGTCTGAAGTGGAGACAGCAGGGTCGAGACGGTAAGCCTCTTCCGTGGTATCGAGAATCTGAGCTTGCGTGTTCATGATATTGGGTTGAAGTGGCCCTTCCACAAGTCGTGATCCCGAAGGACAGGGCGGTCATCCTGATAGAACCTGAAGACGAACTTGCGATCATCGAAGTCGTCAACAGGCACTAGAATAGGTGCCGCAGGACTGGTGACGAATTGGACGGAATCATCAGGAATGATCCCTTCCGCGGTCATCGTGTCCTCGAAGTACTTGTAGTAGAACCAGAAATTGGACATGTCGAAGTTCGCCGGGTCCACCGTAGTCCAGAACTCCCACTTCACGCGGAGAGGGAAGACCTGGAACGGCTTCATCTGGCGAACAAAAGGGCGGTAGAAGTCCTTGAGGGCTGTCGAGATACGGTTCCGGATGTGAGGTGTTGAGTACCCGGAAGTGATCTTGTTGCCTGACAGGACTTCGAACTTGGGTGTACCAGCGGCACGAGGGTTCTTCAGCACCCGATTACCTTCAGGATCCAGTAGGAATCCCTTGGCATCGAAGCTGAAGCCCGGCTTCTGATACTTCTTGGGCAGATCTTCCCCTTGTCGAAGGTACTTGGCCCGGCGTGCTTTCGAAATCTGCACGCGAGTGATGTACCTGGGGATGACCAGCTCTGTGATCAGAACTGATTCCATGACCAGGAGGTGTCGGGTTTGAGACCCAGCTCAGAGGCAGCTCGTGCCAGAAGAGCTTCCGTTGCAGAGAACGAGTTGTCCCGGATGTAGTCCGAGATGTCCTTGGCTCCGTAGTCCACACTGCCAAACCTCCCATTCGTGAGGAAGAGAGGAGGGATTCCGTACACTCGCTTGAGCTTCTGGGCTCCGTTGATCCCGGCGTAGTCGAAGTCGTAGAGGCTGACGATCTTGTTGAATCGTCCCCTCAACTCATCGATGATCTCCGGGTAGGGAAATGTGGTCTCAGATTGCATGGAGATGGCTGGGACTCCGAAGAGATCCAGCACCATGACGTCCTTCAGGGACTTCGTGATGACGAGCGCCTCCCCCGACTTGGGGAGCTGAACCCACCCCGCAATGCGGTTGGTGTTTCCCAGAAATCTGGGCCGGTTTGGGTCTCCATGTCGGCGGTAGAAGTAGATCTTCCAGCGCTGGGACTTCATCTCGTCGGTCCCGAAGTAGTAACCAAGGGCAGGGTCGTTCGCCTGCCGGATGTAGTAAGTCTGACCGCCGACCCAGACATACTTCAGAGAGAAAACCCTGAATTTGTCAGTCTGGGCGGATGTCAGGCCGTAGGACTGAAGGAAGTCGATGTCCTGCGCAGTGAATTCCTGCACCTTGACCGCGATCTCTTTCTTCCTGCTCTTCTGACTCTCTGGTTGATCCAGGAGGAACGTGGGCTCCAGTGATGGTTCCACTTCCCAGAGGTCAAGCTCATCTGCTATGTGCCGAAGCGCATCACGGTATGAGAGACGATGCTTGTGTTGCACGAATCCGAAGACGTCCAAGGCCTCAGGCATGCTCCAGTCCCTGTAGTACAGGCGGCCACCGAAGTAGGCCATGGAGCAGGTGGGGTTCTTGTCGTTTCTCAGCGGACTCCTGAACCTGGTGGCTAGATTCAGAGGCCTGCCCATGTAGTGCTGGAAGATCTCTTCCTGCGACACTCTGGACAGGATCCACTCTCGTGTCAACTCCACAAGGTCTCCCTTCGTCAGGTTCAGCATGTTGGGTCTGTGGATAAGAAGAGGGGGCCCGGCAGCCCGAGCCCCCTCCTGGTTCAGCGATGGGTTGCTTAGAACGTGTTGGCTTCCGCGGTGGGAGAGCCTTCCACTTCCGAAGCCTCCGTTGCCGGAGTCTCCAACGCGGCCTTGTAGGCGGCGTTGTCAGCGATCTCCCGACGGCTCCACTGCAGCGGCGAGCCCGAGGACTCGTCTGCGATGAATCCGAGGTAGCCCGGGAAGTCCAGGCGAGCCTTGCCGTTGTAGACAGATCCGAGGATCTTGCCGGTCACGGTCTTGGTCTTCCAGGACGCCTCCGTGCGCTCCAGGGCCTTCTTGACGTTGGTCGCCAGACCCTGGAAGGACGTCGCGGCGTTGACGGCGGCCAGCGCCATCTCTTCTCCGCAGAAGTACTTCAGGATGTAGGCGACACGCGTGCGCATCTTGTCAACGCGCTCGTCGTCATTCGAGTCCTGGGGCTCGAAGATCACATGCTCGTGCTGAAGACCCTTGGCGTCGTCACCCAGCAGCTCGAACGTGAACTGGATGACAGGGTACTTGACCTCGCGGCCAACCTCGGACGGGCCCCCCGAGAGGAGCTTCATGGGCCCAAGGTAGGGCTGGGTCGTGCGAGCAGCAAAATCGCTGCCCTTGAGGGCTTCACCGCCCAGTTGAGTTCCGTATCCCATTGGATTGATGTACGGTTTGAGTTGAAGGTCTCTGTGAGACCGGGGTCAGAACGAGGTGAAGGGATTTTTCACCGGAGCCGGGGCTTCGGGTGCTGACTCCGGGATGTTCTCCAGGTCGAAGTCGTCACCAGACGTTGCCTCCGTCTCTTCCGTGAAGCCATCGTCTTCTGAGCCGAAGTCGTAGTTGTCCTGCTCGGCCTCGGTTTCCCCGCTGCCTACCAGTTCCGGCTCCAGCTCGTCGATAGGGACGATGTCGTTCACTTCCTCGGTGACTTCCGCTTCTTCCGCTTCCGCGGCTACGGCAGCCACCATCTCCGCCGTCTCCTCGTCATCCTCTTCGACGATGGTTTCCACCGTAGTGGTCACCGTCGTCTCCATGGTCTGATCGAGAGAGTCGACTTCCACCGAACCATCTTCCCAGGGAGTGATGGCGAGGAACTCGTTCCCCTGCTCATTCTCTCCAAGGTTCGACAGCCGGAAATCGTTGATGCCCTCGAACTTGCCGTCGAGAAGCGTGCGGAGGCTGTCCGAGGTGAACGACAAGCCCTTGGTCGTCGTGTTGCTACGACGGCGCATGAGCTGGGCTTCTCCTTCGGGGACGAGCATCAGCACGACATACCCTTCGGGGCTGAGCATCAAGTTGAACCCCTGGTTGTTGAGGTCCAGACGGGCGAACACCACGTCGGTGACCCGCCACTTCCCGTTGCTGGGAGTGTACTGCAGGTCGTACGTGAGCTTGTTGCGCCGCTTGTGGGCTGACACGGGTGCCAGCTTCGTCAGATCGATCTTCATGTCTCTCTGTGTTGAAGTGATGGATCAGTCTTCGGGAACGAAGATCCGATCCCAGTGAGTGATGACCGACCCATCGGTCTGCAGCTCGGAGATCACGATCTCCTGATCCCGCAGGTGAAGGGGCCGGGCACCGGCGATCACAGCCTCGTCCTTGCGCTTGAAGCTCATGATGCCGCGGTTGACGCCGTCCTCACCGGTCTCACGGTAGAGACGGGCGATGGCGTCAGCATGGCCGGACATGATGCTTCGCAGCTTGCCGGTGAGGTCGATCTCCACGAAGGAGACTTCCTTGCCATCCTTCTCCAGGAGCTTCTCACGAAGGTGACCGGAGAGGATGAGGGCTTTCGTCGGGAAGTCCTTGAACCCAAAGACCACGTCTTCGAAAGCCTGACGGAGCCAGAGGTATCCGGCACCGTTGGGCAGGTGGAGAACATTGTCCCCCGCGAAGGTGCTGCCCTGCGGCGTGGACTTGTACTTGGCCAGAGCCAGCGGGAGGACGATGTCCTCAAGCCGGGTGATCGGGTCCAAGGCCACATAGTCGTACCGCGGAGCATCAGGAGCGGACAGAGCCTTCTTGATGTCCCGGAGTTTGACCAGGGAGCTACCATCGACCGACATCGCATTCACGAAGTCGGTGCCCCCTTCGAGGTCGATGATCAGGCAGTTCTTGAGTCCTGCCAGGATCGTCGTCTTGCCAGCCTTGGGGGTCGAGTAGAACATCAGAATCCGGGGATTCTTCGTCTTCGGTTGGCTGGGCTTGGTTGGGAGTACGAGAGTCATCGTTGGAGATTGGCTAGTTCGTTGTATTCACGGTCGCCTATCTGATTCGGCTGCACCAGTTCATCGAACTGGCCAACCTCACCGACAAAGCGGAGTCCGACCTGGAAGTCGTCCATGCCGTAGGAATTCTTCAGGACATGCAGGGAGCGGAATCGGTTGACCCCTTCCTTGCTGACGAGCTTGTGGGCCTGGTAGCCTGCATGCTCGCGCTTCCCGTACTTCATCGGGTTGAACAGCGCCATGGCGAAGTCAGAGTCTTCGTACATGTTGCTGGCACCCTTGAAGTCACGCTCCTCGGGCTCGATGAATCCTCGTCGGGAGGTCTCCTGCAGTCCACGGTTGAACTGGTTGATGACCACCGGCGAGAACCCATAGAGGTCTCGGACGATTGACAGATACTCCGACATCTTCTTGAGCGTCATGCGCTCATCGAAGCCCCTCTCAGTCGAGATGCGGCCTATGTGGTCGATGACCACCAGCGTTATCTGCTTGGGATCGTGAGGCTTGTAGGCCTTCACGTACTGGCTCAGCTGCGTCACCACACCATCCTGGTTGGCGACGGCCTTCAGCTGGTTCCAGATTCCTGTCGGGTTCTCTGATCCAGGGATGATCTGGACGACGTCAAGCATCTGCTCGAAGTAGTCCAGAGCCTCTGACACCTTGCTGAAGACGTCATCGCTGATCTTGGATTTCTGCTGACCGAAGCCGAGCAGGGTAGTGACATCCATCAGGATGCCGTACTTGATCCACAGGTACAGACAGGCCCACTTGCCGATCAGGATCGGGGTAGGTCTCTCCATGTTTCTCACGATGATCTTCAGCTTGATGTCGGTCTCTTGCTTCTCGATGGCGTTCTTCCTGTACCAGGCGTAGGGAGACAGGATGAACATCTGGTGTCCAAGCGCAGTCTTGCCTGTGCCTGAGGCACCACCGAGCAGGTAGTAGCGCTTCTGCGCGATCTGGACGTGCTTGCCGAGCCTTGGCAAGGCCAGCGGGATCCAGACGGCTTCACCCTTTCTACCGTGGTCGATGAGAGTCTTCAGGGCCTCCAGATGTGCAACTCCTACGGCTCCACCGGTGGCCCTTCCAGACGTTTGCGGAAGTGGAGTCTCCTTAGGAGGGGAGAACTCCAGATCCTCAGTGCTGATAGGCTCCGGGTCTTCCCACGGAGGTCTGTCATCTTCTGCCTGAGTACTCATGTCAGATGAGTCTGTGCTCAGTGACGTCGGGTGATCCCTGATTCTTCAGCTGCATGTGCTGATCGAACATCATGGATCCGACGTACTTAGCGATGTTCATGTTGATGAGCCCGCGCTTCTTCGCCCAGTCAAGGATCTCCATGACCTGCTTGTGCTTGGCGATAGTGCGGACCCGCTTCTTGTAGAGGACTTCCACCTCCTCCATCACCGTCGCCTTGAGAGGTATCATCGGGCCACGAGGGCCGTCGAAGTTCTCAACGAAAGACGGATATGATTCCCAGAACTGCTCAAAGCGGTCACCAGACACGAACACCTTATCGATGAACTCGTCGGTGACCTGATAGTGGTCTGGATAGGCTTGCCTCTTGCCGTCTGCACCGGTCTTGTTACGGTCCACCATCCAGCCCTTCTTGACGAGATCGTCGATCTCATCGAAGGACCAGGTGGTCACCTTCTCCGCGTACCTGTACAGGTTGGCAATCGCAGGCCCGTCTGACACCAGCTTTCCTCCACTCTCCTCTCTATCGGTGTAGAGAAGCCAGAGCAGCATCAGCTGGTTGAGTGAGATGTCACACTCGATGAGCAGTGACACCAGATGTCGAGCACTCAATCCATTCAACATACGGGCACCCCGTTTGAGTGATAGATGAGCGCCAGCTAGACGATGTCGTGGATGTCTTCGATCCAGCGGACAGTGCCCCGGGGGAGCTTCTTCTGTCTGGATCGCAACCACTTCTCGTCCTGAGTCCCCTTGGCGTAGACCTCGACGATGACCGTTCTCTTGCCCTCCACTGCTCGCAGGGACCTTCCATATCGCTGGATGGCCTGCAGAGGAGTGGCGGACGCAGAGACGACCACGACCATGTCCACGTCTGGGATGTCTGCTCCCTGGTCCATCGCCTTCGCCGTGCAGAGTACACTGCAGGTATTGAGATGGTGCTTGGAGGCAAAGCGGTCGATGGCAGCTTGCTTAACCGCGGTCGCGGTTATCTTTTTGCCGTTGACCTTCTTGCCCTTCATCTGGGAGTGGTAGACTTCAGCACGAGATCCCAGAGCCTTGGCCAGACGTTCTGCAGACTCGATGGTCTGACTGAACGTGATGACCATCCTCTCCGGGAAGAGGTTGATGACGTCGATGGCAGCGTCATGCTTGGAGGGTAGATTGTACAGGAAGTCCTTGCGTTGCCGCATGTTGGACATCCACTGATACGCTGATGCCTGCAGCCGCTTCTCGTCCCACTGCAGCTGAGCCGCGTAGGCCCGCAGAGCAGTAGGATTCGTCACGCACTTCATTGCGAGATCGAAGTTGTGACCGAAGGCAGCAAAGTACCGGTTGAAGTCCTTGGCGAGCTTCTCGTAGGTCTCTGCTTCATCACCCTCCAGAGTGAGTCCCAGGTTGTACACCTGGAAGGGCGCAATCCATCCGTTGTCCAGAGCTTCCTTCATGGTGACCTGATCGATCACCGGACATCTCTGGTGGATGAGTTCCGTCCTTGAATCGTTCTCACGCAGGGTTGCAGTGAGACCGAACACATAGCCATAGCTGACGCGGTCGAAGATCTGGCCAAAGACCTCCGCCGTGTACTGGTGGATCTCATCCAGCACCAGCAGATCCACAAAGTGAGTCTGCTTGACGGCGCTGTTGATGACCCAGACTTCGACGTTGTCAAGATCGAAGTCAGCCAGTCTCTCCAGCCATTGTTCCTGGAGATAGAGAGTGGGCACGACCACCATGACCGACAGCTCCGGGTAGATGCTTCGAACATGCTTGATGCCGAGCATCGCCATGATCGTCTTCCCGAAACCCGTGGCACATTCAGCTGTGCCAACCATCCCGGCCTCAAGCCATTTGCGGATGATCCGGTCCTGTCTGGCCTTGCGTACCGGGTCTAGTTGCATGGGACAGTGGTGCCTTGAGTGGACAGGTGTCCACTGGTGTGTACAGGTGTTTCAGCGTTCCCCGAGAGTGAACAAATCACCCCCTGAAATCATCAAAAACAGAAGGGTTTTGACCCTTTCGTAGGGGTTGGGGAAGAGCTTGGCAAAGCGTTCTATCTGTTGCCAGAATCGTTCCGCTTCTCCCTCCCCACAGTAGAGTTTGAAGAACCGGTCCATCAGATGGGCACGGTGAGGATCGGCGTAGAACGCCGCCTCCATCTTCATCAGCTCGACGTCGTCGAAGAGATGCTCTACGATGAACCTCCGGTTGTGCTGAAACTCGATGTATGAGGCGTCGGCCAGGAGCAGCAGGTGGTAGAGGAAGTCGACAAGGTCGACGGTCTTGAACACCGGCTGGAACTGATGCTCCAGTCGATCATCATGACCGTCGAACCTGCCGAGCTTCTCATATCCCTGCAGCGCCAGCTCAGCCCCCTTGGGTTTGTCCTTCATCAGAACAGCTCCGCTTGCTTGGATTGGAAGAGCTGGATGATCTTGTTCGCCTCCCGGATGTACCAGACGTACTTGATCGGCTCACGGTTGTCGTTCACCAGATCGTTCAGGATGCAGACGGATTCACCAGCCACGAGGGAGATGGTCTTCGTGTCAGAGACCTTCAGGAGAGACCCGCCTCTCGTGGAGACGTAGTACCTGTTGGCCTTCTGACACTTCGTACGACGCACCTGCATGGTGTCAGTATCGATCTCGTCGTAGACGATGTCGAAGGCTGCTCCAGCATTCTGCGCCATGCAGAAGTCCAGGATATCCTCGTGGTTCGGGATGAACTCTTCCGGGGGGATGCCGTCGATGAAGAAGGCTCTGACAGCCATCGGGACGATGGGCTTGTCGAAGCCCTTGCGGAGGTCCTTCCACCTCTCGGTGTCCAGCACTCCCTTCATCTTGACGCTGCCACCCTTCTTCGTGACCAGGTAGTTGTTCACATCCCTGATCACCGCGGTATCGAACTCCATGAACTCCAGGGAGAACCCAGTGTACTCCTCCCAGTACCTGCAGATCGCGTTGTACGTCTCACGCTGGTCTGGTCTCACCTGAGAGGTGATACCGTCGGTGTTGGCGTAGATCACGGGGATCCCCACCTCCTCCAGCGCCTCGACGAGCATCAACAGGAAGAGCTGGCCGTTCACCGTGACTCGGTACATGCAGAGCATGTCGTAGAGCCAGTGGTGTTCGAAGCCGGTCTTCCCGAAGATGCTGTTCACTACGATCTTCAGGGCAGCCGCAGCCACCTTGTCTCCATGTGCCTTGGCTGCCAGCCGCCTCTCGGTGAGAGACTGCAGCAGGACCAGGAACGAATCGTTGAGGTGCTCCGGTTTGAGCGAGTACTTGGTCATGATGGTCGGGTAGTACGACCCAACGTCAGCATCCACCAGAGCCAGGTCAGGTGAAGACTCAAAGAGAGAGGTGGGGTTGTTCGAGTGGAGACCACCCACACCCACATCATAGACTCCTCCGTTGATCCTGACACGATACTCCAGCTTGGTGCCTGAGGTAGGGATCGTTCCCTTCTTCACGTCGGCCAGCCACTGCTGCATCTTCTTCGTCTGGAAGCGGATTTGCGGCAGCACGACGTCGGACATCTGGATCTCATTGCGCTGGGTCCTTCCGTTGATGAACATCTCCGGAGGCATACCAGTCGCATCTGAGTACAGCTTCTCCAGCAGGCGGTTGGCCATGCCGGAATCAGGCTCGTCCATCACGTTCACCTTGTAGGAGAAGGAGATCGAGGCCCGCAGGTTGATGTCCTCTCGCATGCTGTTGTACAGCTCACGGGTGACGAGGACATCGTTGATGTTGTAGTCCCTGGCTTCCTGGAACGAATCCTCAGGCAGGGGACTGAACGGAGAGTGGGGCATGTCCCTGATCAACGGCCAACGCAGGTTGATGGCGACCATCTTCAGGGACTTCTGAATGTTGCCCACTCTCATGAGATCGAACGACTGGAAGTAGCTCCGATACTTCAGGTGCTTCGGTGAACCACCATCGATGATCTTCTGGGCCATCGAGAAGACCAACTCGCAGAACTCTGCGGAGTCGCCCTTCTTCAGATAAGGCCAGTAGTACAGGATGTAGTTCATCACCACGTTGTCGAAGTAGTGGTTGTTGTACCCTACAAAGTGGCGTGTCTGCACGTTGAAGAACTCGAAGATCTGTTCCCGCTGATCGATCTCCTCCGACACTTCGAGCAGCTGAACCTCGTCGTGATCAGGGCGCATGACCCCAACCAGGAAGAAGTTCGACCAGGTCTCGATGTCGTAGATCCACACATCAGCTTGCTTGGCCATCAGCTCACCCACGCTAACTGATCACGAGCCTCTTCGAGGTAGGAGAGAGCATCCTTCAGGCTGCGGTAGGCCTCATCCAGATTGTCAGAGGCTTCTTCGCCCGCGGAGTAAAGAGCCTGGAGATCTTCCAGCTGCTCCTTCAGAGCCTTGGACTGCGTGTGGATCCTCTCTTTCTCCTTGGTGAGCTTCGAGATCATCGAATCAAGTTGTTGCTTGGTCATGTCCATGCTCCGGTTGGTGGATCTTGGTGTTCGTCGTCCCAGCGCTTGGCCTTCGTCCACATGACGAGGATGAAGGCAATGAAAGAGACCAGGGAAATGGCTTCAATGATGTTCATCTTTTTCATTCTCGCCTTGGCGGATTAGGTGGAGGTGTTCGTTGGCCTGCTGCAGCTCCTCGACGATCAGTCGGTAGTGCTGCAGCTGCATCTTGGCGTTCTCCTTGGAGATGTTGTTCGCCTCCTTCATCCGACCAGCGATCAGGGCGAGGATGAAGATGATGGCCACTACGATGATGATGAGAGCAGGTGACATGTCAGTCCTCGTAGGTGATGAGGAGAACGTTCTCCAGCTCGATGTTGTGAGTCTTGTATCCACCCTCACCATCGACGATGTCGACGCAGAGCATATCCCTGGTGGGATCGAAGTTTCTGCCGGTGTCGTGCAGGCGGAGCCCGATGAACTCCACGGTCCACTTCGGGAAGAAGGGATCCTGGTGCCCAACGGTGAACGAGAGGTTGGTGTCGCCCTGCATCGCGTGCAGGACAGCGTGGACGACGTTCATTTTTTCTTGGGTTTGATGACCAGCGTGTTGAGCGCTGACCAGAATGGGACGACGTCTCCCTTCTTGGCCTTGCACTTGTCGCAGACCTTGATGGAGATGCCGCCGTTGGTGTTGACGTTGTGTTTTGCCGTGTTCTTGCAGCGATAGCCGAGCTTGTCGGACGCATGCTCACACTGCGGTCCAGTCTTTCGTGGCATGGTAAAAAAATGGGAGAAGGGCCCGAAGACCCCCCTCCCTGTCCACCACCACGCGGACAGCCGGTCATGTACCGGCAGACAGGGTCAGGGGTTGTTGGCCCAGAACTTGGTGACGTGATCCAGGACTTCTTGAGGTTCCATCCCAAAACGTCTGCGACGGACAATACCCATCTCCTGACGCATGCGGGAGAACTCCTGGTACACGTTGTCCGGTACCAGACAGTCGAGCACCGGAGAAATGTGATCCATGGGGAGAGACCCCTTGGAGGCGCGGACATAGTGAGCTCACTTGTGACCATACTTGATGACACGGATGGTCTTGGCGTTGGTCTTCACGTACAGCGCCCATTTGATGTTCTGACTGCTCCACCAGGAGTCGTTCGTCAGGATGACGATATCTCCCGGTTCAGCTTTCATGCCGAATGGTATCATGGTGGTCTGTGGCTGGTGAAAATGGATGAGGCCCCCCAGTGATGGCTGGGAGGCCTCTCTATTAGGTCCCCACCCCCATCAAGGCGAGTCTGAGGGGACCATAGGTGCTGCCGTGGCAGCTTGTGGAGGTGCCGGGAGTCGAACCCGGGTCCTGTATGTCTTCTCTCAGTCCTGACGAGCGTCCTCAAGTTGGGGAGTGAGGTCTCCCTGGGGCTCCTAAGAGCATCTCCACCACCAAGTGATCAATCCCGGCTCACTTGGAAGCCGACGGGTCTTTCCCCCGCAGTCAACAGATGGATGGCACCGGTCTGATCCCTATCTGCGTCAGGGACCGATGGCTCTAGGCCGCCAGACGAGTCTGACGAACCATGGCGTATGCGTAATCGTTGGCGATTATGCTGTTGCAGCGCATGTTGATGAGGTGTTGCTGCAGTTCCTCAGCTCGTGTTCCTTGATCTGTCCATCCAGTCGAAGCCGTTACACCCCCAGAGCGCCTCCCGGGTGTGACCCCGGGAGGACTTGGAAGGGAGCTTCTACTCCTCCAGCAGGGCTTCGAGTTCCTCGATGGACTTGCCTTCGAGGTCCTCCTCCTGCTTGCGGGCGATGAGTTCCGCAATCCGCTGACGCTTCTTGCGAGTCTCAGCCGCAGCCAGAGCACGGTCACGATCAATGACCTTGGTCTGGAGGATGTCGAGCACGACGTCGAAAGCCAGCTGAGCCTCGATGTTCTTCGCTGACCTCTCGGTCAGGAAGGACTTGGCCGCGGACTTCTCCACGGCTGCTTCGAGGTTCACCGCCAGCTCATCCAGCACCTGGAGATCGAGATCCCACAGCTGCTCGACGGACAGAGGTCCGCGCTCGGTGTTGATCCGCAGCTTCTTGCGGGAAGCTGCCTTGACGCCGTCGAAGATCGAGATGTCCTTGACCGAGCCATCACCCGGGTTCAGGTGCAGGATCTCCGAGACCTTGATGTCACGCAGGGTCGCCAGCCGACGCTTGAAGGCGGAGGTGTACCCGTTCTCCTCACAGAACTCACGAGCATTCTCGATCATCTGCTTGGTGATGGGGGCCTTCGCCTTCATGTAGTTGGCCGGGTCCACACGGACGTTCCAGGCCCTGCAGGCCGCGTTCAGTTCCATACCCTCGGACAGTTCCACGCAGAGCACGCCGATGAGTTCGTTCCTGAACTTGGCCATCGGGAATCCACGTGACTCCACCCAACACCAGCGGTCCCGAAGAGCCGGAGGAATCTGGTCGAACACGCGCTTCTTCTCGATCATAGCCTGGACTTTCGACAGGTGCGCATCACCATTCAGGAGCGAGCCCTGAGTGATGAGGTCACGCACCAGTTCCAGCGTGTCCAGCGGGATCTCGTTGAGACCACGCTTGAACACGTTGTAGGCATCGCGCATGCGGCCCTGCACTGCCTCGATGGAAACCTCGTTCATGAGAACGAAGGCCTTGTCGACGAACAGGTGCATGTGTTCCCACACGCGGGTCTCATTCGCCTTGACCACGCCGAACTTGTCCGCCTCGTCCTGGGTGTAGCACTTCACGTTGGAAGACACACCCAGCTGGAAGCGTTCGTTCTTGCGGCTGCAGGACTCGTAGGGCAGACTCTTCAGTGCGTCGAAGGTCTCGTAGAAGACATCCTGGATGTCCGCTCCTCGCAGGAGGATGGACAGGACGCGAGCCACATCCTGCATCTCCAGGTCAGTGACCTCGTCGAAGATCGACATGACCTGGAGTTCATCATCGATGGCAACGATGTTACCGTACCGACGGATGAAGTTGTGGCAGTTGTTGCAGTTGTGGTACGAGCTGGACGGATCCCTGAACACCGGGTTGGTGCCTTCCGGGAACGAGGCCAGGTACGCATTCCACAGCTCACTGCCGGTGATGCTCGATCTGAAGAGCAGACCAGTGGCCTGCATCTCCTCAAATCGCTTCTGCATCTGCTGAGCCATCTGTTTCATTGGTGTTGTTGGTTTCGGGGAGGGCCCCATGTTTGAGAAGCCAGGTGTCAGGATCCTGACGGATCTCGAAGTAGAACTCAAACTGCGGGAGTCTGCGGTCTACCTTGGAAATCTGTATTGGGAGAGTGTCACGGCAGATCCGGGTACGGCTGTGAGCCTTCCGGGTCTGGGTGTCGTTGATGCGGATCATGGAAGCTCCCTCCAGCTGATGATGCAAGAGACATCCTGATCTGCAGGCACGGCGTTGACCTGGTTGTCGAAGTGCCAGATCTCAATGTGCATCGGACGATAACGGTACTTGTTTGAGCCACTATAGGCCCTTACGGTCATAGTCACTTTCCTGCAGTAGCCGGATGGCTGGTTCAGGAACATGCGACTCTTCCCGAACCCCGTCTTGATGGCTTCAAGAGAGGAGTTGAAAGGGAGAGCGCTGAAGGACGAGTGGGGTGGGTGGAATCCTTCGTCGATCTCTTCGAGTTCGAGGATCCACAGTCTTGGGGTCGCGTTCATGGTGGTGTTCGAAAGGTGAGCCCTGCAGTTGGCACAGAGATTGAACCGCAGGTACAGGAAGCATTGATGTGAGGACCATGGCCATGCGCGAGAAGCGAGGCGGAAAGAAGGGAGGCAAGGGCGGCAAGAAGTGCTGACCCATTGAGGCAACTCCCAACGGAAGTCAGTTGTGACCTCTCCACACGTTCAGTTCGCTGCAGGGCTGTTCGATCAGGCAACAGGTCCTCACCAGGGATGCCAGTCGGGTTACTTGCTGCTTCGATCCCCCACCGGCTGGTCAAATGTGACCGCAACTCACGAGAGTGTGCATGCAGCCTGGTGTTGGAGCCGACGAGAGTCTCGGCACGGGAGTCACCCCAGCGATGAAGCAGCCGCCGCAAGGCGAAGGCCGGTCAGCGATGGCCGCAGGGGAGGGGGACGTCCGACCGTCCGTTCGTCCGCCCAATCCCCCACAACCTACCAGTCCTGCTGAAGAACAGGTTCGACATCGGAGTGTCCACGATCATAGACGTGGTACGTCCCACATTGACGACACTGCAAGTGAGTCCTGTCCCCGACATGAGGGCCAAGGTAGAACTTGGTGTGACCACAGGAATGGCAAGAGTACCGTGGGCGAGAGACCTGAAGCCACCACGCCATCAGCTTGATGAACCATGGGGGGCCGTGCCTATCCATTGGACTTCTCCGTCGCCTTCTGGCGACGATGAGCCTTGTAGCACGAAGCCCTGCAGTACTTCTGATCCGGGTTTGGGCCGAGTCTGAAGCGCTGACCACAGGCAGGGTTCTCACACCTACGATACCTCTCCTGCTTGAGGAGCCGCCGGTATTCTCGTTCATTCATGAGCAACCTGGCTAGGTGACATCCCGCAATGGGCTGTCTAGTCCTGGTGCTCAGACTGTTGAGATTCCTATACGGTTCCTCTCACAGTGATGTTGATCTCGATGGCTGTGTCAGGCCCCAGTTTCTCACGAATCTGGGCGATGGCATCTGCCACCTGAGCCTGTGCATCAGCCACGGGATCAATCTCGATGTCGGCACCCTCATCCACGTCAGTGGGGGTAGCCACTGGAGGGAGACCATGGTCAACCTCCATCTGGGCAGTCCTCGGATTCTTGATCCGGTTTCTGTCCTTGATGATCTTGCGGACGCGCCTGACGAGGTTCCAGGGCCCTTCAGGGATTGACCCTTCCTCGATGTCGCTGGTCATGATGTCGAACTCCAGCAACGTCATGTTGTACCTGGTGTTCTTGTCATCAAAAACGAGGAAGAAGAACGCGTCATCATACGTCAGTCTTCCATAGTGCAGGGTCTCCGGTTCTTTCCGGATGACGTCCAGCACCTTGTAGTATCGTCGACCTCTTGCCATGTTTGATGCTCGGATGAAGGAAAGTAGGGAGCGGCCTCAGTGATCGAGGAGCTTGACCTCCCATCTCTCCAGGGTGGATCAGACCTTGCGTCTGCTGAAGAACTTCTCCTTCATACGAGTGAAGAAGCCCTTCTTCTGTTCAGTTCGCGCAGTGGTGCGCGGGGTGGCCGTCTTCTGCGCCGTCAGGTCCCGGATGAAATCCTGAATCTTCGAAAACGTGCCAGCCTGCTCCTTCTTCCGTCGGTTGGCCAGAGTCCTGAGCTGCTTCATGGTGAAGTGCGGGCGCTTGGTCTTCTTCGGGAAGTAATCGGAGTAGTCGGTGTACCCTCCGCCAAGGCGGATGGTGCGGTGCTGTCTTGACATGGTGGTGCCCGGTTGGGTTGTGAAATGGATGAGGGGCTGGTCAAGCCCCTCGGTTGAGATTCACGTTAGCGGATCAGTTGACCAGACTGCCGACGTGTCTAATGCCAGTCTCAAGGCATACTCTAGTCATCGAGCAGATGCCACGTTGATTGGGCCAACAGTGGAAGCCCCTCGGACCAGGTATACTCTGGTTACCCGAGCAAGGCGCGATGGCAGGGGTCGAACCTGCACACTGAGGTGAGCAAAACACGGAAACTCTGCCTCACAAGGGTATATGAGCCCAAGGCCCTACCATTAGGCTACACCGCGCACCCTCTGCCCATAAACAGGGCAGGGAAGCAGCAACGGGTGGACTTGAACCACCAACCTCCCCCTTACCATGGGGGGCTCTACCAGTTGAGCTACGTTGCTTCCACACTGTATTCAGTTGAGGTACCCCAGTGATATCCTGATAAGGACGGGACCTTGGTAGCGGCGGTGGGATTCGAACCCACGACCTCCAGGTTATGAGCCTGGCGAGCTGGACCTCTGCTCTACGCCGCAGTGTTGTTGTGGTGGGAGGAATCGAACCTCCGGCCTCCGTTATGTGCATGGAGAACGGCGCTCTGCCTTGCTGAGCTACACCACAGGGAAACCGGTTTTGAACAGGACCGGAAACTGTCGCGGGGGGCTGCCAGAGCAGGTGCTCCCAAAGATCACTCACCACGCTTGCGAAGCGGGTGGTCCCAAGGCAGTTCTTCAGGGAGCATGTCCCATCCGTAGACTGCGGTCTCCAAGGTCTTGATGCCGACACCCTGGCGAGGACGGTTGGTAGTGTAGATCCTCCACTCCATCGAGATGAAGGAGAGAAATCCGATGTGGTAGTGTCCTTCCACGTCGAGGATGACGAGGTCAGGGGACACGGTGGGATTGCCCGCCAGTTGAGGCGGGAGGGACGAGGATGCGCGGTTGATGTACATGGTCAGTTGACGGCTGTGTGGTGGTAGAGAACACCGCAGATGTTGTTGCAGACGTGGTCTGTTTCGTAGCCATTGAGGTCTTCGAAGCAGATCGGCTTCAGTATCTGGGTGTCAGGGTGATCGTGTGTCTCGATGAGACAGAGACGACAGGGAAAGGTGATGTGGTTCACGAAGTAGTCGTACTGCTTGATGGCAGATTCGATGGTATCGTGGACCGTGTTGAACCGGTGGAGAGGAGACTCCGAGGCGCAGACGATGATGATCATGGTAAGCTACCTGTTGTAGGCCCAACGGTTGAAGAGGAAGAGGATGAGGCCAGCAGTCAGCATGGCCCAGCCTCCGTACCAGCGAGCGTAGTCGTGGATGGGAGCGGAGATGATCATGTCCAGCACCATGGAGGCTCCGAGGAGGATGGCAGCGACGGACAGGATCGAGAGCGTGGTGAAGGTCAGTGTCTGCATGGTGGTGGTTGACAGTGGCTGCACCCTGGAGATCAAGGTGTCACCAAGCAGCAAGCTCGGTGAGGAATGCTTGCAGTGCCCCCCGTGTAGGGAAGCAGTGGCAGATGCCGTTGACTACGATGGTGTACGTCATGGTGACAAGTCCTCGTGTCAATTGAGAGAGTCGAAGGTCCCTCTCAGGATACCCTGTTGTCATGATCGTCCTCGTTGTTGGTAGGATGATCTCAGGGTGCAGCCAGTTGTCAGTTGTGCCCTATCACTAGGGTGTGGTGGTGGATGGTGAACGGAGGTCTGTGTAGGCAGAGAGGAAGAGGATGCTGGTGATCAGCAGCCAGAGGAATGGGTCGTAGAAGAAGATGAACCACGAGCCCCAGATAGTGCCGACAAGGAGGTATGCGAGTGCTTTCATGGTGGTACTCCAGTGAGACAGTGGGATAGATCAGTGTACTAGCTGTTCAATCCGTCGGTGCAGAGTGAGTCAGCAGTTTGGAGGATGGAGGAGGAGGAGGACCACAGTCACGTACTTACGAGCACACTTGTGACCCAACTTGTTAGCCTAGTTGATAGTCAACTTAGCATAACATTTGAGCCATCAGTTGAGCCCACTCAAACTGAAGGCCTCGGGGACCATTCGTTTCCGACTTCCGCGGGTCTGTGGTGGCCATCTCCACAGGCGGGTTTACCGAGACCTTCAGTTGAGGAGAGACTTAGAGGCCCCCGAAGGGGCCTCAGAGGCTCAGGCAGTCGCAACCTGCCGCTCCTCGATGAACGGAGAATCCGTATCATCGTGAGCGAGCATGGTGGCGACGTCCGCCTGGCGCTGGTCTACGTCCTGGATCGCAGGATCAAGGACGAAGACATTGCGCCCGAAGGTGGCGAATCCCTCGAAGAGGATTTCGTTACCTTCGCTGGTGACGAGGCGATGGCGGTTCTCGAAGTTGTCGAGAAACGCTTGCGCTTCGTCGCCAGACAGGGCCCGGTAGCGGGCCAGCTGCCCCTCGGACATCACGCTCTGCGGGATGCATCCGAGGTGGCGCTGGACAGCACCGCCCTGGATCGCGTCTGCGATCTTCGCATCGTCCCATTCAGCAGGGACTGCGACGAAGCAGTAGCGCTCCGACGTAAACTCACGCTGTCCCTTGACGAAGGGACTGCGCGAGTAGTCGTACGAAGTGACCACGCTCTGCTTGACATGAGCGCTCTTGGTGCTCGGGTCAAACTGATCGGGGTACACGTTCACGAGTTCCACCTTGGAACGAGAGATCGACTTTGCCATGGGTAAAGCACCGACGAAGTTGGTGATACAAAACAGGTCCGGGGGCCTTTGGACCCCGAGACCAAGCGGGGGTCGCTGATCAGGGTCCTTCACGCTCTCGTAAACCTTCTCCAGTAGGGGGGGGGTTGTTCTATCACAACAGGACGACGGGGGGTATTTTGAACTAGCCTGCTAGGCCGGGCGCTTACGCAGATGCCTACACTACCATTTCGCACCGGCACTTCACAGGTGAGGATGCAAGGAGGTATGGTTGTTGGATGACGTGTTGTTGAAATCCTCTTTTGACGACACGACTGTACAGTAATGTCTATGGCGAGTACACGTCCCCTGTACCTGGCACCACTCATAATCACAGTCATCATACTGGTGGTGCTGGCAACAGCTATGGGCTGAGCGCAGGATTTTCGGCCTCTGCGCACTGATTTCAGGGTTTGTTGAGAAATCCTCAACAGGTTGTATCTTGTTGGCACACGATGTGCTCTAGGAGCAGTCGAGTGTCACTCAACCAACCCTGAACGACCATGGACATCCTGTCCTATTTCTCGAATCCGTTCGCCCTGGTCCCTCTCGTGATGATCGTGGGCGGCTTCATCAACACCAAGATCGGACTGAAGGGGACTGCTGCACAGGCAGTGATCGCCGCGTCCGCTCTGGCACTGGCTTTCCTCGGCAACTGGCTCGAACTCGGGTTCTTCGGGACCCAGGATCTGCTCTGGACCGGGATCTACGGAGTTGCGGCGGCTCTGTCCAGCATGGGGATCGCGTCCAACGACTTCATCAAGATGATCCTGGAGCTGGTCAAGCTCAAGGTGCCGAAGAAGAACTGACGGGAGAGAGGGGTGGGGTGGCCTGATACCCCAATGAGGCCGCCCCGCCCTCCTTCCTGCACCTGCACACACAGAGAGAAAGAGATGACTGGATGCATGCACCCCATCAGTCGTCCCGATTTTACCGCTGAAGCGGGACAAAGTGACTTTCAGAGAGACGTTCAACGCGTCGAGAAGTCTCTGAACGAGCGGATTGCCGCTGCGGCAGTAAAAAGGGATGTGGAAGAGGAGGGACTGGAACAGGCTGTTCAGCAGATCCTGCGTGGAGACTGGGACAAGATGGATCCCTGGACACGGAACGACAAGATCTTCCTGCTGATTCGGGCCGCCAACCGTCTCAGCCGTACGGATTTGATCAGTGCTCTGGCCGAGTACCACGAAAAGGTCTGGCACCAACCGGCAGTTTGCAGCGATCCCAGCAGGCAATCTGCAGCCTACCACAAGTACCGGCCCGGGAAGGCCAACCCCCCTGAACTGCAGAGGGAGATGGCCATCGCCGCAGGTACGGGATGGAAGGACGATCAGGAGAAGTTTCCCTGGCACATGATGCCGATGGAGTTCCTGGACTGGGTCTCCCAGATCTACCACCACGGAGCACTGAAGTACGCCTGGGACAACTGGAAGAACCTCGACTCCGACCGGATGGCGGATGCTGCCTTCCGACATGTGAAGCACCACATTGAGGAGCGTCAGAGGGGGACCCAACTTCCCAAGGACAAGGATTCCGGTTTCGACTCACTCGCCCACGCCGCCTGCGGATCCCTGATGGCGCTGTGGCTGGCCCATAAGGAGGGAAACGATGACTAGCTGCAAGTCCTACCCCGAATACAAGGGTATCCGTCCTCCGACCTGCGGGTGCGATGCCTGCTGGGAGCGGTACAACGCCAGGCACCTGGTCCCCGGAACAATGGTCCAGACCATCAAGGGAGACCGGTTCGACAAGAACGCCAGGTCGAGGAAGATGGAGTTCGTCGGACTGGGGGGCCAGTGGAGAGAGTTCCAGCAGGCCAAGGTCCGGATCCGTCTCTACAGACGTGAACGTCTGGCCACATTCCTTCTGAAGAATCTGAGAGAAGCGGCATGAGAACCATCCATCAGCGCTACGAGGACGGGCCCCGCCCCGGGCCTCCGCCCAACCAGATCCGTCCTTACCTGCTCTTTGCATGGCAGCTGGTGAAAAAGGTGGCCACGTTTCTGGCCATCCTGATCGTCGTCACCTGGGCCATGCTCTCCATCATCGAGGTGCTCAAGTGAAAGAGGTTGTGAAGGTCTACGCTGTCCTGGCTTACATAGCGTGGGACAAGGTGGAGGTCGACGGGAAGAAGCTGATCCCTACCGGGCTGGGGGTTGGCTTCCTGCCGATCTTCGATTCAGAGGAAGTGGCCCGGAAGAAGTATCCCAACCACGAAGTCATCTCCATCGAGATGGAGGTGGAGGTCAAGAAGGATGATGTTGAAGTTCATGGACGGGCCGTACAAGGGGACGACGATGTCTGCCCCTATGGCTCCTTCGACCTATAACATGATCGGCACCCTCAACAGGGAGCGGGTCAGACTCACCTACGAACGCACCACGATCCACGGCGATGAAGCAGAATACGAACTCTCAGAAGGTAGTCGGCGAGGCACGCATCCCGTTGGAGGAGTGGCTCCGGATGAGGAACGCGCAGGCTGACGCCCAGGAGTACAAGGAGAAGACCGAGATCGCCCTGAAGCACGTTCAGACCCTGCTCAGCTATCTTCTCCGCAGCGATGAGGAAGTCGGGCGCAAGTTGGTGCAGGCCATCCAGACGTTCAACAACCAGTCCCACGCCGCGGTCTTCAGGGTCGAGGAAGGGAAGGTGTACGTAGAACTGAAGGAAGATGAGCCGTCCTAAGAAGATCCCACGACAGCACGAACACACGTACAGGCGCAGAAATGGCCACCAACATCAAAAGGAAGATCCTGAAGGTCCCGGCCAAGACCATCCTTCAGTATCTGCAGCTGTTCAACGGGCTGTTCGAGCTGACCACCAAGGAGCTGGAGGTACTTGCCGCTTTTGTGACGCTCCACCTGCACTTGAAGAAGACTGGTGTACTGGCGAATGCCTTCAGCTCGGACATGAAGAAGAAGGTCGGGGAGACCCTCGGCTTCGACAACTGGAACCACCTGAACGTCTACATCAAACAGCTCCGCGACAAGAGGGCTATCCGGAAGATTCCAGGCGGCTATGAGATCCACCCTTTCCTGATCCCACAAGGGGAGAAGGAGATCATCTTCAGACTGACGTGAAAAAGAACCTGCAACCCATCCTGTTCCTGACCATCGCCATCCTGGTCCTGGTCAGCCTTCTGGCAGCCCGTCCTGCAGATGATTCCGTCCTGGTGGCCCAGATCAAATACGAGGACTCGCTCGGTGGTCCGATCTTCAAGACGACGACGGCCAAGGTGGCTGTCGAGAGACTGAACGACGGCACCTTCATGGTGCTCTGGCCCGTGGAGCCCGGCCCCAACGGTGCCCGGGTGGCCATGCTGCGTGTGGAAGGTGTCTGGAGTACCCTGATGTCGGTCCAACACACCGTTCTGTATGGAGACCCGTCGGTCTTCTACAAGGGCGTCCCACTCAACGAACTCCCCACATACGAATGATCCTCCAGCTCCTTCTCCTGGCCGTCTTCGGCTTCCTGCAGAACATGGCCTTCACCTGGACCTCCAGGTCCAGGAACTCTGGTGATCCGTCCTACCACCGGTATGCGGCGTGGTGCTCCAACGGCATCTGGCTGGTCACGAACCTGACCGCCCTGAACATGCTGCTGGATCCCATCAAGAACGGGGACTACCTGACGGCGCTTCCTGCGGGCATCGTCTACGTTCTGGCCACTACCGAGGGATCGGTGTACATGATGAGGCTCCTCCTGGGTCACTCACACCTTCCTTTCCTGTCCAAGTACCTGGTCGAGAAGGGAGATCGTAAGGTGGGGGCCTGATACCATGGCGAAGCCAGTCCACAAGAAGGAGATCATCCGGAAGATCGCCAGGGAGCTTGGGCTCTCCATCGGCGAAGTAGAGGAGGCTGTGGACTCGCAGTTCCATTTCGTCGCCAGCGTGATGAAGTCTGACACCTTCGACCAGATCCGGCTGCCCTTCTTCGGTCGGTTCTGGGTGAAGGCTCAGAGACTCAAGCACCTTCAGAAGTTCGGCAAGCGCATGCCGGAGGACACAGATGAGGCTGAATAGCAACTACTTCGACGGAGTCCGGGCCATGAGAGCCCGGCTCCTGGACATCGAGGGTGTGATCGGGCACCCCCACGCCCGTCTCCTGATCAGGAACGCGAGGTACTCCCTCGGTCTGGTCCTGGAGCACACCGGCAACCCCCACAATCCCTACACCCGGGCGCACAACACCAGGAAGCTGCACGGGGAGAACTACCGGGCTCCGCAGGCAGACATGCCGACGAACCCCAAGAGCTGGCCCATCGGGGATGTGATCGCCAAGATGGAAGTGGTCAGACAGGAGCTGAACGACGTAGCCCGCCTGATCCACTCCTCCCTGTACCTGCCGCTTGGGGAGATGGAGTTGTCCCACGTCGCTGATTTCGTCTCCAGGGCCTGGCAGGACACGCTGCTGGCACGCTGCTACGTGAGCGCCACCCTCGCCGCAGCCGCGGAGAAGGACCTTCCTCCCATCGAAGACTCAACCATCGATGATGAAGACAAGCAGTTTTGACGAGCACGAGCAGGCGCAGGGCAGGATAGGGCGTGTGTTCTTCGAAGGCATGCATCCTGACTACGGAGCGTCTACAGTTCTTCTTCTGCTGCTGCCAGTGTTCGAGCAGAAGGGACTCCGCGGAACCTGCTTCATGAGAGTGGCCCACAAGCCGGATGCGTTCACCGTCGGGCACTGGGTCAGGTTTGAGGGGTTGAAGGGGACTGTGGTCTACCCAAACGGCAACGAATTCCCGATCAACAGGGTAGGGCCTACCTTCTCGACCTACGAGAGCCCAGGCAAGATCTTCTCCGGAGGCTGATATGGATCTGCTGCGTGTTGAGGACGACCTGAGGGCCTACCCGTCCCCAGAGATCGCCAACATCCCTGAGTTCAAGGAACTGATCAGACGTGACCGTGGGTCACCGGGGGACTCCCAGGGCCGCATGAAACAGCGGGCCGCCAGGGAGTTCGCCTACATCTACCACGTCGCTTCCCACCAGTCGCCCTACCGGGTGTACGACGGGGACCTGCGTGAGGAGGAGGTCCGCAAGGACATCTTCCACGACATGCCGGAGTGGAAGCCGGACAGCATCCTGGAGGCGGCCCTGGCCAAGTACAGGGCTCTGACGGAGACGGAGCTGACGAAACTGCTCTCCGGGGCGGTCTCCGCGGTCAACAAGCTCCGGGACTACTTCGAGAAGGTCAACTTCACCGACGTGGATGCCGATGGGCGGCCTATCTACAACGCCAAGGACGTTGTTTCCAACCTGGCCAATCTTGGCAAAGTAGTTGAAGGGCTACAGAAGCTGAAGGAACAGGTCGAGAAAGACGAACTGGGAAGTGCCCAAAATCGTCGTGGAGTTGACACCAACAAATACTCGGAGTAGACATGCCACCGTTCTTGAAGGCCAGCAAGATCTACATGGTACCTGAGCAGTTCGAGAAAGGGCCCCAGAAGCTTCTGGACACCCTTTCCGAGCTGGGTGTGGAGTTCGACCAGGATCAGAAGGAGACGAGGGAGATCGAGGGGGAAGACGGGGTCAAGGTCCTGATGGTGGAGGTGAAGATCCCAATACTGGTCGACATGGACGACATCTACGAGATCACCGCCATCTACGGCAGGCCTGAGCTGACCGGTCTGATGTACAGGACCGATGATCAGCGTGTGATCGACAGGCCCTTCACGGAGATGATGGAGCTGTGGCAACAGATCTACGGGGAGGCCAAGTGAGCAGGATTCTGGTCAACACGGATCTTCTGAGGGAGCGGGCTCTCCACTTCCTGAGGCACGGGTATTACACCGATGCTCCGCCCGGCACGCGTGCCTACCACGAGTTCTGGGACGAGGAGATCCGCAGGATCAACAACGGCTACTCCGTTGGGGGCCTTCACATTACGGGCTACCACTACTGGTACCTGAACTACTGCCAGATCCTCCGTGTCGAGGATCAGGCGGAGATCTCAGGTCGGAGAGGAGTGGGCAAGATCCAGACGTTCCCGGCATTCTGGGACGGCGACTACAACTACTTCTGGGCCGTCGAGATTGCTCGCCATGGCATCGACCCCAAGCTCTACGAGAAGCTGGGCCTGGAGATCTCCATCATCCCGGAGGACCTGAAGGGTGGCCGCCATCTCGTGGTGCTGAAGGCCCGCGGCAAGGGCTACTCGTACAAGGCCGGGTCCATGCTGTCCAAGTTGTTCAACACCGGGCGGAAGATGAAGTCCTACGCCATGGCGTTTGAGAAGGAGTACCTTATCAAGGACGGCGTTCTCAATAAGGCGTGGGACAACATTTCCTTCGTGGACAACCACACCGCCTTCCGTCAGCCGCGGATCAAGGACCAGGAGATGCACAAGCAGTCCGGGTACCGCAGGAACGTGGGAGGCACGGACATCACCCGGGGGACCCAGAACGAGGTGATCGGGGTCTCGCTGAAGGACGACCCTGACAAGGCCCGTGGTAAGCGCGGTGAGCTGATCTTCTTCGAAGAGGCCGGTAAGTTTCCTGGCCTGCTGAAGGCCTGGGGCGTGTCCCGTCCATCAGTCGAGCAGGGTGCCTTCACCTCCGGGATCATGATCGCCTACGGCACCGGTGGTACTGAGGACGCCAACTACGACGGCCTGGAAGAGCTGTTCTACAACCCCGAAGCCCACAACGTCCTGGCGATGGAGAACATCTGGGACGACGGAGCCACAGGCACGTTCTGCTCCTTCTTCGTACCTGCGTACCAGAACTGGGAAGGGTACATCGACAAGGAGGGCAACTCGGACAACGACGGGGCCAAGGACTACCACCAGCATCAGAGGGACCTGAAGAAGAAGAGCCAGGACCCGAATGCTCTGGAGCAGTACATCTGTGAGAACCCGTTCACTCCGCGGGAAGCCACTCTGCAGACGACGGCCAATCTCTTCCCAACGGTGGCCATTCAGGAGCAGCTGAACAGCGTGATGACCCACAACCGGCACAACGCCGGGACACCGGGTATCCTGCATGTGTGGGACGGCAAGGTCCGTCTCAAGGTGACCGAGGACGCAGTGCCTGTCTACGAGTACCCGTTGAAGAAGGGGCAGGACACCTCGGGCTGCGTTGTGGTGTACGAAGCTCCGTACAGGGGAGAAAACGGTCTCGTCCCCCATGGACTCTACGCCATCGGCCACGACCCCTATGCCCACGATGACGCGGTTGGTGGATCCCTCGGGGCCGCCTACGTCATCAAGCGGGCCAACAACTTCAGCCAGACCCTGTCCGAAAGCGTCGTGGCCTCCCTCGTTGGGCGGCCAGGATCCCAGGACGAGTACAACGAGCAGCTCTTCCTGCTCGCCGAGTACTACGGCTGCAAGATCGGTTTTGAGAATGATCGCGGTGACGTCATCGGCTACGCCAAGCGGTTCCACAAGCTCCACCTGCTCGAAGAGGAGTTCGAAATGCTGGACAAGAAGGAGCTGCAGTCCAGGCGTGTCAGGCGTCCCTACGGCATGCACATGACCGAAGCACGCAAGAAGCAGGGCGAGATCTACATCCGGGACTGGCTCAACGGGCTGGTCACTCACTACGACGACGGAACTCAGCGCACCAGGGTCCAGACGATTTTGGACCCAGGTTTGCTGCGTGAGCTTCTGAAGTTCAACCACAAAGGGAACTTCGACCGTGTGATGGCGCTCATGGTAGCCATGTACTATCTGAAGGAGCTTCACAACGCCGAGGTGGCACCCAGGGACCAGTCAACACACCAAGAATTCTTCGAAAGAGCGCTCTTCGCATGAACCTGACCACCAACACCTCACAGATCCCGCGGCAGAAGGTCTCCCGCCGGGAGAAGACCGACAAGTGGGCCAAGGATACGATCCAGGCCATCATCGGGTCTTCCAACTTCGAACCTGGACACATCGGGGATCGGGACCTGGTACGCAAGGCCTACGAGTACTACAACGGCATCATCGACGATGATGACTACACCCACGTCCTCCGTCCCTACGGCAAGACGAGGAAGAACTTCCCTGCCAAGCTCCACAACTACCCGATCATCAAGCCCGTCATCGACCTCCTACTGGGTGAGAAGCGCAAGCGGCCCCTGACCTTCACGGTGGCCATCGCCAACCCGGATGCAGTCACCAAGAAGGAAGAGGCCATCAAGGCCGCGGTTCTCCAGAACCTCCAGCAGCAGTTCATCAACGAGCTGGAGCGACAGGGGGTAGACACCGGGGGGATGGGTCAGGAAGAGACACCGCCTCCTGAAGTGGTGGCACGCACTGCGGCGACGTCCTACCAGGATGCCCGGGCCATCAGGGGCCAGGAGTCGTTGGACTACATCATGCAGAAGCTCCGGCTGCGCAATGAGTTCAACAAGGGCTGGTTCCACTTCCTGGTCAGCGGAATGGTGGTGACGTTCAGGGATGTCATCGCTGACGAGGTCTACTACGAGGTCCTGAATCCGCTGGAGGTGGACTTCGACAAGTCTCCGGACACCGAGTTCATCGAGGACGGGGACTGGGTAGTTCACCGCATGCTGGCCACACCTGCGAAGGTGATCGACCTTTTCTACGACGAGCTGAGCGACAGCCAGGTAGACCGCATTGAGCGCCCTGAGCACAACCGCTCAGAGGCCTTCCTGCTGTACGCGGACATCGAGAAGAACGAGGAGACCAAGGACCGGCTGGTCGAGGTCTTCCGCGTGTTCTGGAAGTCCCTGAAGAAGATCGGCATCCTCACGTACATCGACGAGGATGGCATGATGCAGGAGATGGAGGTGGATGAGACGTACAAGGCAGGGCCGGATGAGAAGGTCGAATGGTTCTGGATCAACGAGGTCTGGGAGGGCTACCGCATCGATGGGGACATCTTCCTGAAGATGCGCCCGATGGAGATCCAGCGCGGCTCTCTCGACAACCTCTCGACCTGCAAGCTCCCCATCAACGGGCGGAAGTACTCGGACACCAATGCTCCGAACATCTCCGTGGTGATGCTCGGGATCCCCTACCAGCTCAACTACAACATCTTCAAGTACCGGCTGGAGGTCGCTCTGGCCAAGTCCAAGGACCTGATCGCGCAGTTTGACATCAACATGATGCCGAAGGGCTGGGACATGGACAAGTGGATGTACTTCCTGGACGCCACTGGCATCGCCTGGTCCGACTACGCCAAGGAGGGCATCACCCTCAATCCCCAGCACCAGGCGGTCCTGGACCTGTCTCTGCGGACCATCCAGGACTGGGTGGCCCTGATGGAGTCTGTCCGCAACGAGTGGATGGAACTGGCTGGAGTCAACCGTCAGCGGCTTGGTGGTGTGAGCCAGTACGACGGCAAGGCGACCACCGAGCAGTCCATCATCCAGTCGTCTCACGTCACGGAGGATCTCTTCGCCAAGTTTGCGGAACTGGAACAGCGTGACCTGCAGGCTCTCATCGACCTTTCGAAGCTTGCGTGGATCAACGGGAAGAAGGCCATGTACGTGCTCTCTGACCGTTCCCAGGCGTATCTTCAGGTGGATGGTGTGGATCACATGGAGACCGAGTACGGGATCTTCGTGACCGATGCTGCCCGCGAGCTTGAGAAGGTGCAGATGGTCCAGGCCCTCGGCCAGGCCATGGCACAGAACGGAACCCCGATCTCCGCCATCATCGACATCATCGACGCCACCAGTCTTCCGCAGATCCGCGAGAAAATCAAGGCAGCCGAGGCATCCATGCAGCAGCTCCAGCAGGCGCAGCAGCAGGCGGAGATGGAAGCGCAGCAGGCAGCCGCACAGGCTGAGCAGATGCGCCTCGACGAAGAGTCCCGCCAGAAGGACCTGGATCGCCAGAACAGGATCGAGGTCGCTCTCATCCAGGCCGATACCCAGCGCGGCGTTGCCGAGCTGAACTTCGGTGCTCTGGATGATGACCGCAGTCTTCAGCTTGAACGTGAGAAGCTGGCCCAGAAGGACCGCATCGAACAGCAGAAAGTGGAGATCGAGAGCAAGCGGGCAGAGAACGACCGCATCAAGGCTGATGCCGCGATGAAGTCAGCAAACAGGCCTCCTTCATCTGGGGGTGGCCGGTGAACCACAAAAGTGCCATATTGTAAGGGTCACAAACTTTGTTGAGAAAACCTCAACATTGGCCCACTGTTGGCATATAACCACACGAACCCAAGAGAGCTATGGCGAAGAACGATAAGCTGAACCTCGACGACATCGACTTTGACGCTGCCCTGGGCGTTGAGACCGAGGAAGCCCCCCAAGGCCTCGAACTCGACAACCTGGATGGCACCAAGGACGATGGTCAGCAGGCGGACACCGCCACCGACGAGGAAACCAAAACTGACGAGTCCGGGGAGACCCAGGACGACTCAGGTACCAACGATGCCGCCGATGGCGAGGCTGACACTACCGTAGACGACGGCGAGGAGCTGACGCTCGTTGCCGAGATCCGCGGGGCCCTTGGCTTCGAAATCGAAGGTGACTTCGAAGACACCCCCGAGGGGCTGGTCAATCTGGCGAAGGCTGCCGCAAGTCGGGTAGCACAGGAGCAGCTCGATGAGCTGTTCGGTGCTCTCCCGGACGTGCAGCAGTACCTCCAGTTCCGGCTCAACGGAGGTGACTCCGCCCAGTTCTTCAACACGTTCTACGGTGACGTCAACTACTCCGAGCTGAAGCTCGAAGAGCAGGACAGCGTCACCCAGGAGCACCTGGTCCGGCAGGCCATGATCCTCAAGGGCTTCGAGCCCGAGGATGTGACTGAGTCAATCCAGGAGTTCAAGAACTCAGGTATCCTGTACTCGCAGGCCCAGAAGGCCCAGAAGGGGCTGGCCAAGCACCAGCAGCGGGAACAGGCACGCCTGGTTCAAGAACAGGAGCGGGCGGCTCAGGAGGCTCAGCAGCAAGCGGAGACTTTCTGGCGGACTGCCAACGAGACCGTCCAGAAGTCCAACGAGCTGCGTGGGATTCCGATCTCGGAGAAGGACAAGAAGGAGCTGATCGACTACGTGAGTAGGCCGATCAAGGACGGAATGTCTGCCTTCCAGGTTGCGATGAACGAGGCTCCTATGGACGTCTACCTGGCCATCGCGGCCCTCATGAAGAGGGATTTCGATCTCACCGGACTTGTGTCCCGCAAGGCGAAGACCGAGCAGGCCAAGTCCCTGAGGGAGAGGCTCTCCAAGGGCAATGAGAAACTCCGCTCGAAGCCGGAAGGCAAGAAGGGCGTAGTCGACAAGCCCGATTTCGACACCCTTGATCTGACCATCTGATCATCAACCGCAGCAACAGCGCCATGAAGGTAACCCGTACTTTCTTCAACGATGCGCAGATGACGGACATGAACTCCCTGGCCAATGCGCTCCTGGCGCGGCCTGCGGAGATCAGCCCGATTCTGACGCACCTCGGTGGCCGGGAAGACAAGCGATTCCCGCTCACCATGCTCACGGAAGGCGTGGGCAACACCCAGTCCATCGACCAGCTGGAATACGAGTATCGTGTCCAGACCCGCCTGCGCAAGACGCGCCCGGTGGCTCTGACGAACTCAGGCACCACGCTGGGTCTTGGTGGAGCACTCTTCACCATCGAGTTCCCCGACAAGTGGTTCATCAAGGACTACGTCCTCGTGAGCCAGAGCGGTGCCCAGGCCCGTGTCATGTCGGAACCCGTCCCCAACGGCACCAACTGGGTCTACACACTCCGTCTGGTGGATCCGGATCCCGCGGCCTTCCTTCCGTCGGCGGATGCCGCACAGGGAGCGCTCTGGGGTCAGCTCTTCGCCCCTGTCGGCACGGACTTCTCGCGTGGCAACGCCAGCAACTGGCAGACCCCGGAGAAGATTCGTCACAAGCTCACGACCATCCGTAAGTCGTACTCTTTCAGCGGCAACGCCAAGGACTACGTCGTAGTGTTCGACCTCCCGCTCAGCGATGGACGGACCACGCGCCTGTGGATGGACTACGAGGAGTGGCAGTACATGCTCCAGTGGAGGGAAGAGGCTGAGATGTTGTTCTGGTACGGCCAGCAGTCGTACAATAGCAACGGCGAGACCAACCTCCTCGACGAGAATGGTCAGCCCATCGTGATCGGCCCCGGTCTCTTCGAGCAAGTCATCAACAAGGACACGTACTCCGAGTTGACGGCGACGAAGCTCAAGAACACTATCGGCGATCTGTTCTACGGCATGACCGACGGACAGAACAAGCAGATCACGGTGTTCACCGGCACCGGTGGTGCCCGCGAGTTTGACGATGCCATGAAGGATGAGCTGTCGGGATACCGCCAGTTCAACGACGGCAAGTTCGTCTCCGGCAGTGGCCGCAGCCTCACGCTCACCGGCTTCTTCACGACCTACGAGCATGTGGATGGTCACACCGTCCGCGTGGTCAAGGTCCCGCTCTTCGATCATGGCACTGTGGCCCAGGCGGCCTCCAAGCACCCGGTGACGGGCTACAGCATGGAGTCGTACCGCATGGTCTTCGTCGACCAGTCGTCCTACGACGGCCAGTCAAACCTCACCATGATCAACAAGAAGGGACGTGAGATGCTCCGCTGGGCCGTCGCTGGCTCCGTGGTTCCGAACGGCTTTGGTGCCAGCCTCCTCCGCGCTTCGGATGTCGACGGTGCCTCCGTCCACTTCCTGAAGACGGCTGGTGTGCTGCTCCGCCGGTTCGACACCTCCATCGACCTCTCCTGTGTTGCCAGCTAGGTGACCCTGACGTCGGGCCCCTGGGGCTAACCACCCCGGGGGCCTGAACGTGTACCACAAAAAGCCCCAAACGATGAAAGAGATTCAGATCAGACGGAAGGAGAAGCCCCATTCCTACCTCCCCATCCGCGTGGTGGCCGAGGCCCGGAAGAAGATCGGCTCAATCTTCGTCTCACGCAGCCCCCTTCGCGGCCTGACCAGAGAGCAGGAACGCAAGTACCTCCCGCAGGTGATCGGTACCTCTGCCGAGCACCCGGACTTCGAGAAGGAGGTCCGGAAGTTCTGGGCCGACTTCAACATCGATGTGCCGTCTGACGGCGTGGTGCTCGACGTCACCACCAACGAGGCAGGCGAGCCTCTCAACCTGGACGACTGGATCAAGTACCAGTGGGCCCTGAAGCATCGCTTCGTGGCTGCCAGCCAGGAAGAGCTTCGTCAGGATCCGCTGAAGGCCTTCTACATCTATGATCCTGAGCGCGAGGTGCGCAAGCAGCACTCTAGTCTGCAGGACAAGAAGGCGGCCTTCCGCGAGTTCGTCAAGGTCACCGATGATCCGGATGCCGTCAAGCGGCTCCTCCGGGTGCTCTCCCAGACCAACCCTGACCGCATGTCGCAGGAACAGTGCGAGAACATGCTGGCTCAGCTTCTGGAGGAGAACCCCAAGCGGTTCATCCAGGTGGCCACCGACAAGGATCTGGAACTCCGCGATCTCCTCTACCAGCTGGTGGAAGGAGACGTGGTCCGCCAGATCGGCCAGTCCTTCCTGTACCTGGACACCACGATTGGGGAGACCCAGGAAGAGGCCATCCAGTACCTGAAGAACAAGCGGAACTCCGCTTCCTTCAACGAGATGAGAACCAAGCTGAAGGAGTTCAGCCACTAGACCCATGACCGCTGCGCAGCTTCATGTAGCCATCAACCTCCGCCTCCAGCAGGTAGGAGCGCACGTCAATGACGATTTCCTCCTGGATGAAATCGACTACTACCTGACGGCGGCGCAGCGCGAGATTGTCCTGGACCGCGTGCAGCAGGCAGCAGGGGAGCCTGCTCGCTTGGCAGTGAACGACCTCCGTCCACTGGTGAGTGAGCAGGTTCTCCTGCCAGCCATCGACGCCATCACCTTCCCGGCTGGCGTATCAGGCGAGTACCTGATCCCGTACCCTGACGACTACATCATGTGGCTGTCTTCAGAGTCTGGCATGACCAGGACCGGAGACCCGCTGATCTCCACCAAGGAGTACGTGCAGAACCTGGCGATCACGGAGGACCAGGTGATGCGTGTTCGTACCACCACAGAGCACAAGCCTCACATCCGGCAGCCCCGCGTACTGGTCAGGGAGGACTTCATTCATGTGTTCTGTGACTACCAGACGACTCTGATTGACCAGAAGATCGTGTACCTCCGTTACCCGCTGGACATCGTTCTCGACGAGTCTGATGATTTCCTCAACCAGGATCCGGAGCTTCCGGACCACATGCACGAGGAGATCATCGAGAGGGCTCTGCAGAAGATGCTCCGTGACCTCAACGCCAGCCCTGAAGAAGGATGACACCGCGAGAGATGCAGATCGCCTTCCAGGACGCCTTTGATCGGGCTGGCCTGGACCTGGAGATCACCTCCACTGAACTGTTCCGTGAGCTGAACGATGCTCAGGACCAGATCGTGGCCCAGTTCTTCACCGAGTTCGAACTCAACAACCAGATCTCGGCTGCTCTGGCCCCGCTCGTGGTGCGCAACAGCGCCATCACGACGGTGTACCCTGGTGCGGCCATCCTGGACGACTTCACCATCGACAGGGCCTCCGTACCTGCGGACTACCGCTTCTTCATCGCCCTCAGGGCCGGTGTCGAGTGGAAGTACGGCGGGTACACCTCCGTCACCGTGGATGGGGTTACCGACAACCGTACCATCGACGATGTCGACAAGGTGCAGAAGATCGTTCCAGTCAAGATCGTGCAGCAGGATGACATCTACACCATCCTGCAGGACCCGTTCAACAGACCTCTGTTCCGGAGTCCGGTGGCTGTTCTGCACGACGCATACATCGACGTGTATGCGGACGACAGCTCATTCGTGGTCCCAACCATCTACCTCGACTACCTGAAGGTGCCTGACACCATCGCACTGACAGGTGGAGGACAAGGTGGATTGGATCCCGTGCCATCGGAACTGCCGGAGCATTTGCACCGGCAGATCGTAGACACAGCTGTGGAACGCTATTTGCGGCGTACCACAACTTCACAGTCCCAAGTGAACCAAGCCCAAGAGTAACATACCATGAACCCTCTCGTTTTCATCCAGAACACCGGAGCGCTGGCCAATGGAACGGCCACGCATCCCTCGGGTGTGACTGCTGGCAAAATCGCCGTGTTCAACGCGGCAACTGGAGCCGAGCATTCTTTCGAGGACACTGCAGCTCCGACGAAGTTCTACATCGTGCAGGGTCACGCGACCCAGCCCATCATCTCTCCGGTCATCGAGAAGGCCAACATCGTCAGTGCCGAGTACCTCGCGTACGCGGCTCCGGTGAAGAAGCTCGTGACCGTGACCAGCATCCCTGCTGGACCCACTGGCGGTGACGTCTACACCGTGAAGGTGGTGAACCTCAAGACGGACACGGAGCCCTTCACGCGGGCGAACTACGAAGTCGTGGTCCCGGCCTCCCAGACGGATGAGGACTCGATCTACGCTCTCGTGGCAGCCAACAAGGCGGATGCCAACCGCTTCGTGGACTTCGGTGCCAACAAGATCGCCACTGGTGTCATCTCCACTATGTCGGGCACGCTGGGCATCACCATCACCGATGGTGAGACCGGCAACGCGGCTACCTACACCCAGGCCTACGCGGTTTCCCTCGCAGCCACGGGTGCAGCCTTCGTGTCTGCCCACGGTGCTTCGATCCTGGCGACCTTCGGTATCACGGTGACCTTCGATACCGCGACCTTCACCTTCACCGGCGGCGTCGGTTCTGGTGACTGGACGGCGGTGGACGACGGCTCTGGTGGCTGCACGATGGCTGCTGCGTCGTACACGGAAGCCACTTCGCTGCTCATCCAGTCGGATACGGTGGATGACAACTTCCAGGTGTTCCTGAACGACACCACGGGAAGCGGTATCTCGACGGCGACGGCGACGGTGACCACGGCGTGGAAGCAGGGCTCGGGTTCCGCCGCTCAGATCTACGCGCTGGAGCTGGAGTCGCATGGCCGTCGCGGCAACTACTACCGCGAGACCCCGCAGCCGCTCACGCCGGAGACCTTCGCTGACACGTCGACGCCGCTGAACTACAATGTCTGGAACTTCCTGGTGAAGACGAACCAGGACGGTCAGATCCCGGTCAAGGGCAACCAGTACTACATGGTGGTGCTGGCCGCGGCCTCGGCGGTCACGGGCGACTTCAATACCTTCCTCGCCGTGTCGTAGGAGGGCTCCCAGATGGGAGAGACGAAGTAACAGAGGGCGGTCTTCCACTTGGGGGACCGCCCTCTGTGTTTACAGCACTTTTTCACGGGAGAGATCTGTCGCGTCCGGAGTACTTCTTGCGTTGGATCTTCCAAACAGGGTCGACTCATGCTCTTCTTGTTCAATATGCTGATGCAGGACGTTCCAGATGGCGTCGTGGATGCTGTCACCAGGATCTCTCCGTACGACGGTGCCGCCTACGGAGGACTGGTGCTCGTCCTCCTCATCGTCCTGTACCTGCAGTACAAAGACAAGCAGAAGCAGGCGGAGGCCCTTGAGAAAGCAGTCGAGACTCTCAACGACATCGAGATCAGCCTGAGAGCCATCCCCGAGTTGAAGTTGCTGATTCTCTCGAAACTTCTCAACACCAATCCACCGAACACCAACGATGCTTAACGGTCTGAAAAGAATGTTCCAGACCATCACCAGACACCGTGCTGCTCATGAAGCTCTGCGTCATCAGAGCCTCAAGATCAAGGCGTTGCGCCTGCGTGAAGTGGAACCTCGTGAAGTGCCCATTGAGTTCCGTTCCTCCGGGTTCTGGGACCGGGTGAGCAACAACCTTGGCCACGGCATCATGTTTGCCAGGACATCCTACCAGACGGAGGATGAGGCCGCAATTTCCTGTCACTGGGAGGAGGGTGCGATGATGCATCCGCACTGCCACCCAGAGTCAGAGGAATACGTGTACGTCATCCGTGGGGCGTTGAAGGATCACGTCAAGGGCGCGATCCTTTACCCAGGGGAGAGGGTCTCTATTGAGGATGTGCTGGCGGGCACGGCGCAAGCCCAGCCCTACGTGATTCCAGCTGGCCAGGCACACTTCCTGCAGGCACTTGAACCTGACACCTTCTTCGTGATCAAGTTCAAGCGTCAAGATGGCAACACAGATAACTGTCAATGACGGTGGGAAGTCAGGGAAGCTCTCCCTGTGGCTCAACGTCATCCTACTGGCCCTACTCGTAATTTGTTGGGTCACAAGACCCAAGGTCTCTGAACCAGAGATCGTGGAACGGGTGGAGACTGTTGTAACGGTGGACACCGTCTACGTGGACAGGACCATCCGTGAGATCGCGGTGGTGACCGACACCGTCGTGGTTCACGACGATGGGCCAACCATACCGCCCAGTATTCTGGGCACTCTTCCCCCATTGCGCACATACTACCAGAGCTTCGCTGACACGCTCATCATGGGCAACATCACGTCTCTGGTGCGCGGAGAACTCCTTGAGCAGCGGATGTTCTACAAGCCGCTGCAGCCTGACTACGTCCTCCGAACTGTGACCAACACTGAGTACAGGACTGAAAGAATCGTGGTTCGCCAGAGTTTCTTCCAGGCTGGTCTCGAAGTTGGCATGGTGGATGCAGGGCTGCAGGTCAACCCGATGGTAGGGTACACCCACCATACCGGACACTCTGTCTTCTACCGGTACACTCCCTGGGAAGGAGGTGGTCACGCCGTCGGTTTTCTGACACCAATCAGAATCCCTTGGATCAACCTATGACTATCGAAGTAGCCAAGAGCTTCCTCCGAGAGCATCCAGGATACCTAAGATGGGGAGATGGTCGACTCTCAGAGAAGCTCGGGCTCTCGGTGTCACTGGTCCGCGACCTGAGATCCATCATCAAGGTAGAACAGGCTGTGGGCATCGACACAGAGTCCACGAATCAGGGAGGGTACCAGCCCCCCTCGTCCTTCCAGTTCCTCAGCTCCAACCCCTACGAGGAGTTCCTGGCTGAGCGTGGGATCAACCCCGACGACGTCGTCTCCGTCAAGCACTGGCAGAACATGGCCGGTGATCCACGCTTCAGCGTGGTGACGTGTGACAACGATGAGCTGACGCAGGCGCAGATGGAAGACGGCATCATCAAGATGCTGTCCGAGTACTCCCCGGCTCTGTACGTAGAGCCTCCGCAGGTGCAGGGAGAGCGGTGCGCGGTTGTACACCTCTACGACGCACACGTCGACAAGATCGTGCTCTCCAGCGAGGTCTACGACGATGACTCCGATCTGACCCTGGAAGAGCGCTTTCAGCAGCTCGAAGACAGGTTCGATGAAGTGGTGGCTGGTCTGGTCCACCACAACGTGGAGAAAGTCTTCTTCCCAGTCGGGAACGACTTCTTCACCACCAACGGTCCTGAGCAAGGTACCAGACGCGGTACACCCCAACGTACCATTGTGCCCCACGAAGAGGTCTTCTTGCGTGGGGTTCGTTTTTATCTGGACTGCATCACCAAGCTCCTGTCGGTGGCCAACCAGGTGGAAGTCATCGTCATCCGCGGCAACCATGACACGGATGCCGTCTTCTACCTCGGCGTGGCTCTTCAGATGGCCCTGGGACGAGAGGAGCGGGTGAACGTCAACATGAGCCGCCATGCCCGCAAGTACTTCGAGTACGGCATCTGGGGCTTCGGCTTCGGCCATGGAGACAACGAGAAGCGGAACATGGACCGCATGCCTCTCTGGTTCGCCCAGGAAGGCAAAGCCATCTGGTACCGGACCAAGTTCCACGAGCTGTTCCTGGGAGACGTCCACCACAAGGAGGTCTACAAGTTCAGATCATCCTACGACGGGGTGGGCATGACCGCCCACTTCATGCGGAGCACCAACGGGGTGGACCAGTGGCACTCTGATTCCGGCTGGACCGGCATCCCGAAGGAGATCTCCGCCACCGTCTACCACCGTTCCACTGGACGCAAGAACTCTGTGTCCGTTTCCTGGTAACATCGATGTCCGAGTACACCGACAAGAAGCTTGGTTTCCATGAACCAAACTTGGCGTACGATTTGCCGGAGATGATCATACGGATCAGAACGCTCATCAGGAATGGTGAGTTGGAGGGACTCTCGACGTTCCTAGACAACGCCCAGGTCCTACTGGACGTCGTCAAGAGGGATGTGGAGTCTCACCTTCTGCTCCTTTCACACGAGCTGGACAGAGTCCGAACCCTCTTGAACCATGATCACGCTGAATCAGGCGGCCTACAACCTTCTCAACCAGGCACGAGGGGGCAGGTCCAGTAACAACGAGTACTTGAGTCTGGAGCAGATCAAGTACTGGATCCGGTACTACAGGGCGCTTCTCATCCGCCGTGATGAGGAGCGCTTCTCCCGTGTTGAGGAGCACGCACAGACTATCTCTGTGCCCATCAACACCACCAATGTGAGCTGGTCCTCCGGGGCGCAGACCTTCCCCGAGAATGCGTCATCCGCACCTGCGGACACGGCTATCTCTGACAACCCTCTTCCGACCATCGTCAGGTTGAAGGATCGCCCTGCCGTCATGCAGGTGCTGATCGAGGGAACGCGGCAGCAGATCCCCTACGTGGACAGCCGTAGGAGCGTCTGGAACCAGTACGACAAGTACACCTCGGCATCCCGTCGCTGCTGGATCCACAAGGGGTTCCTGTACGTCAGCAACTGGGATCTGACTGGTGTAGCGACTCCGGTGGTAGAACTGACGGCGATCTTCGAGGATCCGGAGCAGGCCTACAACTTCAATCTGGGAGCCAACTCCCCCTGGGACGACAACCTCAACGAATTCCCGCTCTCCGCGGATCTGCTGCAGCAGGTCACCCAGAGTATCATGAGTGGGGAACTGCAGGTCATGGCGTCAGCGCCATCTGACCACTCTCTCGACAACCTTCCTGACAGACAAGCTGAATAGCCATGGCCAACACCGCATACGCCAAGTTCCTGCAGGCCCTGGGGACGGGATCCATCGATCTCTCCGCCGGGACCTTCAAGATCGCCCTCGTGGACACGGGGACGTACACCGTCGACGCCTCTGATGCCGGTCACGAGTTCCTCAGTGACCTCTCCGGTGTTCTGGAGACTGCCACCCTTGTCACCCCCACCTGGGTTGCCCGGGTCTTCGATGCCGACGACTTCGTGGGCACCTTCCCTGACGGCGGGGGCGGCTTCACAGGGGAAGCCCTCGTCATTTACAAGGACACTGGCGTGGCTGCCACCAGCCCGCTGATGTTCTACCTGGACACGGTCACAGGTCTGCCCATCACCCTGGACGGTACCGATGACTCCCTCACCTTCAACGCCTCTGGCATCTGGAAACTGGGTAGCTGATCATGCTGAACGACCTTCTACAGAAGCTCATCTCTATCTTCTCAACCACACACGACGCTGCCACTGGGAAGAAGGGATTCGTGGCCATCGCGGACACCGATGCTCACACTGGCGTCTTCTTCGCCATCACGACAGTGGGTGGAGCAGCGGTTCTCAACTCCGCAGGCACTATCTCGCGGGAAGGAGACTCCGTCATCAACAACCACTCCATCCCTGACGGCTTCACCCTGTACGGCAACTGGTCGTCGGTGCAGCTGGCTTCCGGCAACGCCTACTCCTACCACGACGGAGAGGTCTGATGCACAATCTGCTGGGCAACAACAAGATCTCCAACGGAGGGGCCAACAGGGGAGGGAAAACCTTTCCGTACCTCTTTGCTATGGCTTCCTCCTCCAACGCTACAGTCAATAGTGGTCTGTACCGCTACCTCATTGATCCCGCTACCGGCTTGCTAAGTGGAGAGACCCTTTTGATTGATCACGGATTGAACGCATCGACTGGGATCAATAAACTGGTGTACATCCCGAAAACGAAGTTGGTCTATTTCATCAACGGCAAAACCGGGGTCGGAAATGTTGAGGCTTGCAGTGTACTGACTGGAGATCTGGTCTACTCTTTCGATGCGGCGTACACCAATTGCCCTGGCCTGTATGCAGATGAAACTCATCTCTACCACATGGCTGGGTCCAACACGGTTGTTAAGCGTCTACCGTTGGACCTGAGTTCAGAAGAAGCGGCCTTCACCTTCAATGCCACCTGCTACGATTTTGTACCAAGTGGACTGGCTGATTACCCTCTGTTCGCCAGATTCACTGGAGGCTCTTACTCGTACCACAAGAGTAAGCTGGCAGCAAATGATAGAGTTCAGATTGTGACTGGTATATCCTCCTTCTACGCGCAATCTCGACTTCCAATCGTGTCCAGTGATGGTCTTTCCTTCTGGGCTTCTGGTGACAATCCTAATAATCCGGCGTTCCAACTCTCCCACAAACGAAGCATGGTAGACGGCACCATTGAAATCACGTATTTAGGAAACGGTACGCACTACCTCAATGGGGCCTGTTTCGGAAAGACCAACGAGCATCTTTTTGCCGTGAACGGACTTGGTAGAACCATATACGCGTGGCCCATTGACGGAGGGACCATCATCCCCAACGTGTTCAGTGGCAACAACTACTCTATAATGTTCATCGCTTACCTTCCTGAGCAATAGTGGATAGACACCAGCACGATAACCTGGCCACCCTGCTCCGCATCATTGCGGATAGGATCTACAATCCCAACTACTCTCTAGATGGGACTGGCCCTGACTACTCGTTGGTGGGGGCTATCGCTGCTTCTTTAGGTCTGGACAGCGCGGCCAGAGACGGCTTCTCTAGGTACCGAGTCTCCAACCCGGTCACCATCTTTGACAGCAAGCTCCTGTTCGACAAGGCTCCACTGGTATGGGATGAGGAAACGATCTCTGGCTCAGGAATCTCCAGCACCTGGTCGAAGAATCGTGCGTCGGTAACGCTGACATCGACCAATGAGACGGCCTGTAACTTCGTCCGACAGACCTTCCAGCGGTTCAACTACCAGCCGGGCAAGGGCAACTTGGTAGAGGTGACTGGGGTCCTGTACTCTCCGCAGGTCGGGAGAACGATCACCCTTGGACAGTTCGATGCCCAGAACGGCTTCATGTTCAGGGATGACGCTGGCACATACCAGTGGGGTATCCGCTCCTACAAGACCGGCTCTCCGGTTGATACCTGGTTCACCCAGGACGAGTGGAACATCGACAAGATGGACGGCACAGGGCCTTCCGGGATCACCGCCGACTTCACCCAGAACCAGATCTTCATCTGGGACTATCAGTGGCTCGGAGTTGGTAGAGTCCGCGTGGGTCTGGACATCGACGGCAAGATCTTTTACTGCCACGAGTTCAACCACGCCAACGTCACCCAGGGAGTGTACATGTCCACTCCGAACCTCCCGTTGAGGTGGGAGATGACGACGACTGCCGATACCCCAGCTACCAGTGTCGAGGTCGTCTGTGGTGCAGTCCTGTCGGAAGGTGGATCCAACGACACTGGCATCCTGCGGTACGAGAGCACCAACGGAGCCCACGTCGACGCCAACGCGGCTGATACCTGGTACCCCATCATCGGAATCCATCTGAAGACCACCCACATTGGATGCACGGTCAAGCTAGCATCCATGTCGATGATCAACGAGCAGAGCCAGGACTTCGAGTGGGCCATCGCCATGAACCCTACCGTCACAGGCTCTCCGACCTGGAATCCGATGACCAACAGCGCCGTTGAGACCATGCTGGGAGCGACGGCCATCACTGTATCATGGGACACCGGGATCTGGTTCACCGGAGGAATGGTGAAGTCTGGTGCTTCTGCTGATCAGGTTGCCTCAGATCTCGAAAATGCTGTGACCCTGGGGTCAGACATCAGCGACAACCGAGATCAGATCTTCCTGTGTGCCAGGCCGCTGGCGATCAACGCAGACATCGAAGCAACCCTTTCGTGGAGAGAGATTCAGTGAGAAGAAACAGATCACAGAAGGACATCTTCCAGTTCTACGTCTCCCGAGGAGGAAATCTGGATTGGAAGGTCTGGGCAGACGTCGTGGCCAGGTTCAACAACTCGGTCATGGACGAGATCATCATGGAGGGACGTGAGTTCGACATGGGCGCTGGACTCTCCAGGATCTGCGTGCTGCGCATTGATCGCAACCACGCAACCCCCAGAGTCGACTGGGTTTCAACCCGCAAGCTGAAAGAAGAACTCCTGGTTGAAGGAAAGAATCTGATGTCGGAAGACACTCCGGATGGAGAGCCGTACCTGGTCTACTACACCGACGACTGGTACTGCCGCTTCTTCTGGGAGAAGAGATCCTGTATGGTGCGGAACAAGAGCGCCTACAGGTTCGATGCATCACGCGGACTCAAGGGCAACAAGACCAAGCTGGTCCAGCATTTGCTGTCCGATGACCTTGCCTACCTCAAGTACGACAAAGCAAAACCATGAAACCTCAATCCAAAATCATCGCGGCTCCTGGGGCGACCGTTCTGATTCCCCTCTTCCGCAGCGAGAAGGACTCCGCTCCAGTGGGGTTCGTTAAGCTGTCGGACCTCTCCACCGTGGACTCGGCCTACGACACCTCGGACTTCGCCACCGATCTGGAGGCAGCCATCCAGGCCCAGGGAATCGACCCTGCATCTGACCTGGGTGTTGCCGTAGCCAACCTAGTCGGGGCCCTGACGACTCCCGTGGTTGTCACGGCAGCAGAGGCCCAGGAAACCCTTGCTTGGGATGAGTCCAACTACATGACCACGCTGGTGGATGCTGTTGGGCATGTCATCCGGGCAGCCACCTCTGGCGTCTACATCGATCAGGCCACCATCGGAGACAGCGGCTTCCGCGTCAAGAGCTACGCCCACGAAGTCGACTTCGACAATGGGGACATCTTCAATACCGTGCTTACAGGAGCCATCGAGGCAGGATGTCTGCTGCTCGGTGTCTCCCTGACGGTGGACCGGGATCTGATCTCCGACCAGTTGATCACGGTCTCCGGCACCAACGGCAACCTCGTACTGACCATCGATGGCGTCGACTACACAGAGGCCTTCGACACCAGTGCGACGGTGACGGTCCAGAACTTCCTGACCACCCACGGAGCCGCTCTTCTTGCTGCTGGAATCATTGCCGTCGAGGAATCTGCTGCGGTCATCAAGATCTCGTCCAATACGCTGGTGGCTATCTCCGACGCCAACTCCACCGGGGACATGGCGGGTGTGGTGACAGTGAACGCGAGCTTTGATCTCGGTCTGGGCTCCGGAGATGTGGACGCCTTTGGTGCAGCCATCGCTCTGACAGCTGGTGTTCTGGGTGCAGGTGAAGTCGTCAGCATCGAGGATACAACCCTCACCAGCCCGCTGTACTTCACGGCGGCAGACGACATCGCTCTTGCTGGAGACGTCACCACCTTCGGTGGCGGCAAAGTCACGGTGACTGTCGTGATGCTGGACGTCAGATTCGGCACCATGAACCCGTAACCTTGAACCAGGGCCTCTCATGATCTACAGAACCATCTCTGCTGGCAAGGTTATCGCCAAGATCTACCGGGACCTCGGCAACACCATTCAGATAGCTGACTGGGAGCAGGATGCTTTTGAGTGGGTCGGGGAGGCCCTGGAGCACATCGGTGCCGGTGTCCAGCTGACCAAGAAGAACGACGTGCTGGAGATCTCCTCATTCAAGGCGATCCTACCCAGCGATCTGGTCCAACTCATCGACGTCTTCTACGCTCCTTCGGTGACTACTGACACGGTGACCGGGCAGAGCTTCGAATGCACGGTCTCCGGGGACAACCTTTCGGCACCGCCGCTGGACAACATCGTCACCCTCGTAATCAACGGGACCTCGTACTCCGAGATCCTGGATACGGACAACGCCACCACAGCTGCGAACTGGGTGACCACCCACGGAGCCACCCTGTTGGCTCTGGGCATCACAGCCACCTCCGTCGGAGACGTCATCACACTGGAGGTCGAAGATCCTCTGGCCGACGCTACCGTGGTGGACGGCTCCCAGATCATGAATGTGATGGTTGTCGAGACCGCGGCTGTCACAGGTATCCCGGATGCAGTGAAGTACCCGCTCAACAGGAGTGGGGCATCCATCCATGCAGGGGTCCACACGCAGATCCGCGGCGAGAGCCCGGGCTTCGTGGGAGAGTCCTACGTGCTGAACCCTGACTACATCCACGTCAGCTACGAGACCGGCTACATCTCCATCTCCTACCTGGGATTCCCTCTGGACGCCAACGGCTATCCGCTGGTGCCGGATGACATCTCGTACAAGGAGGCGATGTTCTGGTACATCCTCAAGAAGCTGATGATGCGTGGATGGGTTCATCCAGGCGGATTCAACTACCAGTTCGCGGAAGCCAACTGGCAGCGGTACTGCACGCAGGCCCGCAACGCAGCCAACATGCCGGACATTGGTCAGTACGACCAGTTCCTGCGGTCCTGGAGGCGTCTGGTGATGCCACCGACGTCGAGGGAGCAATTCTTCGATGAGGATGACTTGCGCAACCCGAACTGGAGCTACGGACTTAGCGAATACGAGTAAACAACCATGCCTGCAAACGGACCCCACATCGTTCCTCTGGTCTACGACAAGCTGCAGTACTTCAGCGACCAGGGCCGCATTCTGCAGTACCTGACCAGGGTCAACCGCGCTGACGGCAACACCAAACAGCTGATCCAGCGGATCTTCGACTTGGTGGACGGCAACACGACGGCCACGGTCCTTGGGTGGATCGAAGAGATGCTCTCAGAGGTTGCGTACAACCAGCAGCCGAAGATCTTCTACACCAACGAAGGCGAGGACTTCGTCATCGAGATCGATCTGGAGGCTGGCCGCGACTTCACCGGGTACCTGCTGACGGCGCGTTTGGCAAGCGGACTCACCCTGATCTCTACCAACGACCAGGCTGGAGACAGCTACGACAACGCACCCACGCAGTACATCCAGATCCCGGACAACACCCTGACGGCAGGGACCTTCGTCAAGATCTACTGCAATCTGGAGCATCCTGACCTCTCCAACCTGGCGTCTGGAGACGTGGCCACGGTGCTGACCAAGGCCTACATTTACGTCGAACCCCTTGTTGATGCGTAGTGGCTACCAGATTCAGACAGATCACTGCTGCACGGCGACCCAGGTTTGTCAGATCTGCGAACTACCTTGAAGCAGAGATAGACATCCCTCGGGGCATGCGCGTTGAAAGCCTCCTCGTGGAGGCTGAGGCGTTGTATGCACCTGAGTACGGAGAAGTCGATCTGATGGCGGTGCTGAACCGCCTGGATGAGATCAGCACGTTCTACCTGGCCTCTCTGGTTCTGAACGCTCACACCATGGATCTGCTGACCCTGCAGACCGTGGCTTCGACGGTGTACCAGCCAACGTATGCGGTTACTCCGAATACGTTGAGCATTGCGGCGATGATGACCGAGGCTTCGTCGGTGTACACCCCGACGTACGAGGAGCCGGTGCTGATGACGGTACCGCTGGTCACGGAAGCAGAGACCCTGTACCTGGCCGCGGTCATCCAGTGGACGATCAACTTCAACGAGTCTCCTGGCCTGATCACGGTTCCGGAAACAGTGTACACGCCGGTCTACGCGGCCTCTCCGGTACAGATGTCGCTGGATCTGCTGTCCAATCCTGGCACACTGTATGCTCCCACTGTCGCTGAAGGGTTCAACCCGGAAACCAGTACTCCATACGACCTTATCATACAGGAGTGGCTGTCTGATTGGGGAGCGGAGTTCTACACTGGCAACAAGACCTTCACCGAAGTCACCACTGACTTCCTGGAAGTCTCTGGGGCCTACTCCATCGACACCACTGCAGCCAACGCCACAACCACTGAGAGAAGGCTTCAGGGAAAGGACCCGCAGGTGGATCCTGCCTGGACAGAAGCCAACCCAGATCCTCCTGTTCTTGTGACCTGGACCCCATAGGACATGTTTTACACCAACGTCGGTTCACCCAACAAGCTGTCGCTCAACGACACCTACCATGACGCCGCAATCAGGCTCGTGGGATGGATCACTGGTGCTGCCAGTTCTCCGTGGGCGGAGGTAACCGGGTCTGCTCCTACCCCGACCTGGCTGCAGCCCTACGCCTCCACTGCGGTCTCAGGCTACAGTTCTGCGACGTACAATGGGCCATCGTGGCACACCACGATGTATCTGACCACGGACCCAGGTCTCCTGGCGGGCACTCCTCACTGTGTACTGGTCAAGTTCGTCGTCGGGTACCAGGGGCTCGGCATGATGATCATTGATACTGCGGTTGGTGATCCAGACAACGTGGCAGATTGGAACCTGCACTACGCGTACTACGATCTTGCAAACAACAGCACCTCTTCGTATGGCTACGATGAGGTTCAGGGAAAACTTCTTTCCTGGTCTTCTGGCTCTATTCTCGCCCCTGTCGCAGACGTCAACAAGATCGAGATCAACATCTGGATCTGGGATGAGTGTTTTGCGATCCTCTGCAAAGATACCGGCAACACCTCCTATGATTACCACGGAGGAGGTGTTTTTTGCTGGCACCCTGCAGTATCCGGAGTGATTGGAGCTGCTCGCAGTGACGCCCCGCACATCTGGCTTGTGAGCGGTGGATACCAAAATTCAAGAGACACCTATATCACTGAAGGCCATGTAGTAGTGCAGATTCCGTCTGATGGAGGTCCTTCTGGTCGAGGCACCATCAACACACAGGTAAGTGGCGGTTTCAACGTCAACAAGATGGGTTGGTCTCCTGAACTCGGCCTTCACATTGAGACAGAAGCCGTGGATGTCAATGGGGACAACACCATCCAGCGACTGAACTTCATTTTTGGACCATCTGGTGACAGTGCGTTCTCAATCGGCTGTTTCCTAAGTGGTCCATGGGATGAAGGACCTCGGTGCATCCGACGTGGACTGCTCTCGACCAACACCTATCTCGACACCCCTTACGTCATCGATGGAGTCACGTACACCCTGGCCAAGGACGCCTTGGTTACCACTGTGCCAGGATACGATTGTCTCTGGATCCTCCCTCACTCTGACTTAACGGTCTAACCCATGTTCTACGAAGACTTCAGCACCCGTGGTACTCTCATCTCAGTAGGAGACACCTACCATGATGTGGCCTTGGCGATCAAGGACGCCCTTGTTGGAATCCCTGGTTCTCCATGGGCAGAGGTCACTGGAAGCGCTCCGACCCCAGTGTGGTTGCAGCCCTATGCTACCACGGCGGTTGCAGGACGCGACAGTTCTACGGCAGCTTATAATGGCTGGGATGTACACGCCACCATGTACATGACGACGGATGCTGGTCACAAGACCAAGACCATCACCGTGGCTGGCAGCGCAGGTACCCTGATCATCGACATCGATGGCACCGACTACTCCCAGGCATTCAACACCTCGGCTGCCCAGACTGCTACCGATTGGCTCACCACGCACACTGCCACGCTCGCTGCCTTGGGATCTCCCATTGTGGCTACCGCAGGAGGGTCTGCGGAGATCGTCCTGTACAAGGCCGCTGCAGAGCCCGTGTTGACTGATGATTCTACGGGAGGCATGTCCTTTACTTGGTCGGCCAACTGCGTGTTGTTCAGGATCGTCATCGGCTATCATGGCGTCGTAGGTACGATCATTGACACCCATCAGGGAAATCCGGTCACCACTGCAGAATGGTGCATTCTTGGTCGACCTTCGACCATATGGAATCCGGACACCAATAGCGGCACTTATTACGCAGCTGCAGACTCTCCTGACTTCCTGTTCAAGTACGACACCAACGAGTTGACTTGTCCAACAAGCGGAAACTTCCGATTCTACATCTGGATGTGGGACGAATTCTTCGCCATCATAACCACTTCTGCATCCAACTCCATCAACGGTCATGGTGGAGTCATGGTCTGGCATCCTGCAGAAAATGGTATTGAAGGTTTGAGCAGAGCCAGTTTCCCACATATCTGGGGTATGATGGCCAAGCACACTGTCTACCTGGGCAACAGCGTACCCTATGCTGAATCATTTCCAAGACTTCCATATTTCAACGACTATGCTCGTGCAGCAGACTACCGCTGTGACATCAGTGGTATTGAGACAAGGTCTATTGAGTGGATCCCAGAGTTCGGATTCCTGACCTCTGGTCCTGGGGTGAATGGAAACATCTTCGTGCAGCGGGTGGCGTTCCACTCCGTCATCACCGTCAACGAGAATACGGACTACTCCTTCTACAGCGGGCCCTGGACAGAAGGAGTGCGCCTGATCGATCATAGTAGCGGGTACACCGAAGACCCGCTCTACGGAGCCCTGAAGAAGATCACCATTGGAGGAGTGAGCTACATCCAGTGCAAATGTCTGTTCGACGGGGGTGGCTATGCCAGCAAAGATGCGGTATGGCTTCTTCCTCTATCTGACCTGACCCTCTAATGGCTGATTCCCACTACAAGAGCTACACCATCAAGAAGGCTTCCGACGTCAAGAGCGTCGTCCGGAAGAGCTTCATCACCAGGGCTCAGTACGAGTTCGAGGGTGGGAACGCGGTTGTATCCGGCACACTGGTGCTGGAGAACATCATGGGGGAGGAGGACATCTTCCGCTATGATGACATGGAGCCCTCAGGTCGGGCAGACAACGCCCTGACTGGCAGGATCATCTGGTCGTCTGGCGTCAAGGCCAACTCCAGGGTCTACTACTCCCCTGAGACCGCCACCCTGCACCTGGACTCAGGTCTGCAAGATGATCCAGTTGAAACGGATGGGGTGGTCTACCACGAGATCTTCCTCTCTTCGCTGGACATCGACACCCTGTACGCCTTCCAGGTTGAGTCTTACGATGCCGACGGCAACAGTCTGCGCAGTGAGACCTACTGGTTCCACACACACGGGTCCATTGTTCTTGAAAACAGTGGCCTGGATATTGTGGTTGCTCTCCTGGTCGAGGTCATCGATCTTGCGAAGAACGTTGAGCAGGAGGTCCCCACAACTGTTGTTGCCCTTTCGTCGATCCTGTTCTCAGGAGATCTCTCCTCTGAGGTCGTTGTAGTTCAGGATACCATCAACGTCGTAGAAACACTCACTCAGGATGAAGGCGAGTTCTTCACCGAAATCATCACCAGCTGACCATGAATCCTCTTCAGATCAACCATAAGATCGCCATCGGAGAAGGTGATCTGGAACTCTACCACAGGGTCTCTATCGATGGCCACGTCGTCATCGAACAAAAAGGAGACTCGCTGGTCGGCAACTTCATGAAGCTGCTGTTCTCGTTCTGCGGTGGGATCCCTGCTCGCGGCGACATCTACGGCCACTACGACATCAACAATACCAACTACCACAACTGGTTTACTGGTGGTAGCATCACCAATGCGGTGTCTTCTGGTGCCAACACCATTCTGACCCTATCTGGAACAGCTTGGAGCACTTCAGAAGGAATCCAGGTCACTGGTATGATCGGTGACTGGGAGGCATGTAATGGGTTCTGGATCCCGGTTTCTTCTGGGCCTTCTACGGTAACCATTGCTGTCAACTCTGCTAGCTTCGGTGCCTTCTCTACGGCCAACACTCCGTATGCGATCAAGAAGTGGCTGTCTGCAACCGCTGACTCCGAAAGATCAGAACAAAAAACCTTCGGCAGTCCGGTCATCAAGCTTGGCCGCAGTATAGATGCAATCGGTCTTGATGATCAGACTCTGGGTGACGAAGTCCTGAACGGGACAAGTCCTGGTCGTCTAGAGCATACTGATAACGTCATTGCCGTGCCTTCGTCTGATGGTAGCAACGTGGAACTGGCCATCTCTACCTCGGTGTCCAACAACTCAGGTGGAAGTATTGCTATCAAAGAAGCTGGTCTCTACACATGGTTTACCGACTATCAGAGCGCGAACGATAACTGTTGGGTCCTGATCGCCAGAGATCTCTTCACCACGAACATCGCAGATGGAAAATCTGCATCCGTCGAATACAAAATTACTTCTGGGCTGAACGTGGAAGGTGGTCTCACGATGCAGTTTATGGAACTACTGCATCGACAGATATCTCTCTCGTCCACCTACATCACTGACATCAACAACACGGAAGACTTTGAACCCAACACTGGTGGAGCCTTCATGTTGGCCGGTGGATCTGGAGACAACATCCAGTACCCATCTTACACTGGACTCTCCGGAGAGTGGGTAGGTGTCCAGATTGGTACCGGCAACACCGCGGTCACCACCGATGACTACAAAATGGAGACCAGGATCGCCCATGGTGACGCCAGCATCCTCACAGTGACTGGTTCGTCTGGCAACTTGGTGATCAGTATCAACGCGGCGAACTACTCAGAGGCGTACTCGGCCAGCATCTCCACGACGATAGCCAACTGGATCACCTCTCATGCAGCCACCCTCGCTGCACTTGGCACCCCGATCACCGCGATCCAGGGAGCAGGAGGTAACACCATCGAGCTGACTAGCAACGGTAGCGCTATCACTCTGGTCGACAACTCGACTGGCACCATGGCCTTCACGACGGTCAGGGAGATTCGGTACTACGGTCAGCTGGTAGAAAACTTCCAGTACGATACCGGAACTGGCCTGTCCAGCTTCGATGTTGTCCGGATCTTCGAGAACGTCTCAGGCGGGGATGTCATCATCAACGAGACCGGCCTCTACGCCGCCAACCAGAACAGCTACGCAGACGGGGCCTACTGCATCGCCAGACACGTCCTTGCTGTACCTGTGACCGTCGCCACTGGAGAAATCCTCAAAGTCACCTACACCTTTACTCTGCAGGTCTGATGCATCACATTGTCCAGGAGATCGACATCAACCGGGACAATCTGAGGCTCGAACTTGAGATTGTCTCTGATGGTGAAACCGTCTATGACGGGCCAGGGAATTCGTTCACTTCGAACTTCCTGGCCGCGTTGTATTCGTTCATGAGCGGTGAACCACCTAAGACTCTCTACGGAGGATTCAGCACCAGCGACGACAACGATCTCTGGCGCACCCACAATCCCGTTGTCCCGGTTTCTTTCATGCGGGTAGAGGATCCTCCTGCCTCAGGGACTTACTTCACTCAGTTGGTTGGAGACGACCCCAACATTTGGACGGACGGAACAAACCTGTACATCGGAGGCATCTCTCCCCTTGCTGCTGGCGGGGGGATTGCTGGAAGAGTTGTGAGCATCCAAGAGACTTCCTCTGGATCAGGACTCTGGAGGCTGTACGACATCAACGCTGGGGGTTGGGTTGATGTGGCAGACATCGCATCCATCGACTACACGACGTACTACCCCTATGCGATGAAGACGGACCTGATGAATGGGGCAGACCGGACTGACTCTTCCACCTTCGGAATACCTCTAATCAGCATCGGATATGATAGCACTCCGAATACCTACAACCAGGGATATCTGGGAGCGGAGATTCCTATCGTCTCAGGAGGGACGTCCGCAGGTACAGTGAGTGTGGGTGCGGTCACAATCTCCACCCCGACTGTTGGTAGTGGCCAGTCCATCATCGAGATCGAGCAGATCTTCACCAACAGAAGCTCGACGAAGGCCATCACGGTCAACGAGGTTGGTCTGTGGATGAAGTGGTCTGGTGAGCTTAACAACAATCGAGATTTCGTATTGATGGCCAGGGATGTCATCACTCCGTTCAACCTGTCGGCTTCCGGCACCCTGACAGTCAAGTACCGCATCATTGTGGCGGTTGACTTCGCAGGTGGGTCAGGAGGATTCCTGGCTGCCTTCAACGAGATCCTGTACCGCCACATCGCGCAGACCACGCGTGAAGCCAAGGACATCTTCAACAACAACTACACCAGGGATCCGTCGGATGGGCACTTCATGGTGGCTGGTGCCGGAGGAGAAAATCAGTGGTCGACTGGCTACGGAGTGCTGGCCAACCAGTACCTGGGACCTCAAATCGGTCACTCCACGAAGAACGTAGCCAACACGGACTTCCGTCTGCAGTATCAGGCCGGAGACACTGTCTACGATGGCTCAGTGGCCGTTGAAGCTCAGGACTCCCGGTATGCTCATGGACGAGACAACTACCAAGTACAATGCTTTGGACCATTGGTGCATGGGTGGATCGTATCCGACGGTGGTGGATCGCCCTACGCGCAGTTCCAAGTGGACAACATCTTCCACAACCTGGCGGCGA